ATGCTGACGGACACCCAGATCAGGAAGGCGAAGCCGGCCGAGAAGGCCTACAAGCTCGCCGACGGCGAAGGCCTGCACCTCTATGTGTCTCCGGCAGGCGGGAAGCTCTGGCGCTACCGCTACAAGATCGACGGCGCCGAGAAGCTCCTGTCGATCGGCCCCTACCCTACCGTCGGCCTCGCCGAGGCGCGCTCCGCCCGCGATGCCGCTCGCGTGGATCTCCGCGAGGGTCGCGACCCGACGCTGGTCAAGAAGCAGCGGCGGCTCGTGACCGCGGCGATGAACGCCGACACCTTCGAGGCACTCGCCCGCGAGTGGCACGCCCTGCAGACGTCGACATGGGTTCCGCAGCACGCGCACGACGTCATGCGCAGCCTGGAGCGGGACGTCTTCCCGGCGATCGGCCGGCACCCCATCCGCCAGATCACGGCACCCGAGGTGCTGAAGGTGCTCCGCGACATCGAGGGGCGGCAGGCAAAGGACATCGCCCGTCGCGTCCGGCAGCGCATCTCGGCGGTGTTCGTCTACGCCATCGCCAGTGGCCGGGGCGAGACCGACCCCGCCGCCGTCGTCGCCGGCGCCATGGCCCCGATCAAGCGGGGCCGGCAACCGGCCATCACCGATCTGGACAAGGCGCGCGAGATCCTCGCGAAGGTCGAGGCGACGCCCTCGCATCCCGTCACCCGTCTGGCCATGAGGTTCATCGCCTTGACGGCGGTGCGCCCCGGCACGCTGGCAACGACGCCGTGGAGCGACTTCGCGAGCCTCGATGCGGAGGCGCCGGTCTGGCAGATCCCGGCCGAGCGCATGAAGCTGCTGCTGCACCTGAAGGATGACGAGGCGCGCGACCATCTCGTGCCGCTGTCGATGCAGGCGCTGGAGACCATCCGGGCGCTGCGGACCTTGACCGGCGCCGGTCCCCTTGTCTTCCCGAACACGCGGCACGCGCACAAGCCGATGAGCGAGAACGCCCTCGGCTACCTGCTCAATCGCGCCGGCTACCACCACCGGCATGTCCCGCACGGCTGGCGCTCGACCTTCTCGACGGTGATGAACGAGAGGTTCCCGGCCGACCGGGCGGTGATCGACCTGATGCTGGCGCACACCCCGAAGGACAAGGTCGAGGGCGCCTACAACCGCGCGGCATATCTGGAGCGCCGGCGGGAGCTCGCCCAGCTATGGGCGGATCTCATCATGGAAGGTCGGCCGGCGGCGGCGAGCCTGTTGGAGGGTCGGCGGCGCGGGCTGAAGGTGGCTTAGTTCAGGCGGCTGCGGAGAGCTTTACTTCGATGTCCGCCGCCGTTTTGGCGGCGTCCCGCACCATCAGCGTAATGTAGTTGTGTGCGCTCGCCTGGCTCGGACCGTCGAGGACGGCGTCAATCACCATCAGCGTCATCGCGAGCCGCGTTTGCAGCACATTGAGCCGGTCTAGCGCGTCGGTGTTCCTCGTCGGCATCGCCTTACCCCTATGCAACCTACCCATGTTCTGTATGATTATCGAAAAGTTGGTCGGCCGCAAGCCGCCCTGCGCATTATACACAGGATGCTCATAGATGACCGATGAAGGCGCGGAATTGAAGGACCAGAGGGTCCCTCTGCTAATGTCCCAATCCGAGGTTAAGGCGATCGACGATTGGATGTTCGCCGCACGGATTCGGTCGCGGGGTGAGGCCATTCGGCGTCTTTGCCAGATCGGAATAGTGTTCCATCGCGAGCTCAAGCCAATGGTAGCGGTCGTGACCGAACATATCCGTGCCACGGTGGCGAACGAAAGGCCACAACTCTCACGTGAGGAGCACCAGAAGATGTTCCAGGACATGGCTATATCGCTGTTTAATGCAGGGACTGTTCTTTCCAAACTAGATACGGAATCAACAGACGAGGCGATCAACGCGCTGATCAATCTCTACGAATATTACAACGCAGTTGAAGCTGAAAAGGCCGGCGGAGCCGAGCGCCACGAATAATCGCTTGTGGTAGGTCCGACCGAGGCCTAGCCCCACGTTCCCCTGACAATGATCTCCCGCGCCGCCGTCGCCGCTCCCTTGCCGACGGTATAGGTGACATTGGCCTCCTCGATCGCGAACCGGCCGAACACCTCTCGCATCGCCGGCACGTCGTTGACCGTCAGGATGAACCGGCCGCCGATGGCGCCGAGGATCTCGGCGAGCTGCTCGAAGTCCTGCCGGCCGAACATGCCCGGCCCGTAGTCGCGCTCGCTGCCGAAATAAGGAGGGTCGAGGTAGAACAGGGTCCCTGCCCGGTCGTACCGGCGGATGAAGTCCGCATACGGCAGGTTCTCGATGATGACGCCAGCCAGGCGCTCGGCGATATCGGCGAGCATCGGTTCCAGCTTCGTCACGTCGAAGCGGCCCGGCAGCCCCGGTGAGACGCCGAAGGTGCGCCCGTTGACCTTGCCGCCGAAGCTGAGGCGCTGGAGGTAGAGGAACCGGCCGGCGCGCTCCAGGTCGGTCAGGGACGCCGCTGGCGTCGCCATCAGCCGCTCGAAGTCGGTGCGCGACGTTAGGCGGAACCGTAGCGTGTCGAGGAACGCCTCGTAGTGGCGTTGCAGGATGCGGAAGAGGTTGGTGACGTCGCCGGAGAGGTCGTTGATGACCTCGGCCTTGGGCGCAGCGCGGCGCCGCAGGAACACCCCGCCCATGCCGACGAAAGGCTCGGCATAGGTGTCATGTGGAATGGCCTCGATCGCGGCGACGATGCGACGGGCCAACTGCTTCTTGCCGCCGATGTAGGCGGCCGGTGGAAGGCACGGATTTACGCTCCGGTAACCATGTTCGTTCATCGGGGATGCACGGCTCCACGGCGACGGTGGGGGCGCGCGAAAGCGCCTGACGGGTCGCCTGAAACCCCATGTTCAGGTGTGCGGGTCCGCCTGCCAAGAAAGGCCCGCAGTGAAAGGGCGTTTGCGCGCCCAAGTAGCGCCCGCCGGCTTGGCCGGGAGGCGTACAGAAAAGGCCGCGACGGTTGCCCGCGCGGCCTCGCAATTTGCCCATCCAAGGTGGCAATCAGTCAGAAATGGAAAGTCTCGGAGTCGAGGGTGTCGAGCAGCGTGAAGCTGCCTTCTCCGTGGCCGATCTGCGCATCCAGAGACCGCGGCCCGTAGTTGCCGAACATACGGAAATGCCGTTTGCGAAACTCGTCGACCATGGCTCGGGCGCGCTCCGGTGGGAACTCTCCCTCCATCATCGCGATGGTCATGGCGTTCGCTACCTCGTCACGGAAAGATGGAGGGAGCGAGCGGGTGGCGTCGGTAACCGCGCCGAGGATACGGCTGTGGTCGATGGGTCTTCTCCAGCGAAGGCGCGAAGCCTCGCTTCTGACGCGAACGGCGTTCTTCTCGATCAGCGGATGGAAAATTTGCTGTAGGCGGGGCTCCTGCTTTAGCCACCTCCGTACCGTCGAGCCACTGACGACCTTGTCTTTTTGCAGCTTCTCGAGCGTCAATCCCTGGCGGATGGCCGTGAAGACGGCCGCCTTTTGTTCAAGCTGGAAGTACATGGTTGAGGGCGCGGCTTTGAGTCCCCGCGTCTTTCGGGCGGTGGTGACCGAGTAACGGGTGCGGTTAATCAATCGGGCCACTTCAGTGTTCGTTAGGGTTTCGTCGTCGATCGCAGTGACTTCCGCATCGCTATAAGCGTTTGGCACTTTGCCTTTCGCCCCGGCGATACCTAGCTTCTGTCGTCGAATCCTGACCGTCGAGCGAGTCCGTCCGAGCAGGTCGGCAATCTCTCGATCGATCTTGGTGCCGAGGATTTTATCCTCCGCCGCTGTCCACTGCCTCGCGTCGGCATAGCGTCCGTTAGATCTGAAGCGCTCGGGCATAACGCCCCTCTCGCTAAGCGGAGATGGCCAATCCATTTCCGACTCGCCCCCATCCGATTGACTCTCGCACGATTCAGAACAAACTAGGAACAAACTTGCAAGAGGAGGCCGCAGTGCCAGGGCCGACGCGGGGGGAGCTTCGGGTAATCGACATCAACTTTCCCTATCAGGTGGACGTGCCGATCCCGGCCAATGGTTTTGGGCATCGGCTCCTCGACATGCACGCATTCATCCGCGACCGCGCTTCTGCCACAGCGGAGTCGCTGGAGCGCGCAAGCGTCCGCCAGACATTTCAACCTGGTGCTTCGACACGCCGGAGGCGGCGGACGCATTTGTCGCCGCGTTCGGCGGGACGCGTGTCGATGTTCCGAAGCCGAGGCACTGGCTCGACGAGATGTCAGAGGAGACAAGGGCTAAATGGCAGAGCCGAGGTTGATGCGCTCTTGCACTCGCGCGACCAAGATAGGAAGAGCCGCCCCTCTGACAACCTGACTATCCCCGCACTTTCCACAGCCGCCTTGACTCGCCTGCGGTCGAGAACAAAATGAGAACATTCTGGAGGCGAGCATGTCAGCGCAGCAATCACCCGACCCCTATGACGACGCCGTCGACGAGCTGATCGCCCAGCACGGCGGCGAGCGGAAAGCCCTCTGGGCCATCGTCGCCGAGAACGACTTCCTCCAAATCGAAGTCGACCGCCTGGAGCGCCAGATCTCGGCCGGCTATGTGCGGCGCGTGCCGGAACCTGCCACCACCGAATGAGCGTCGGTGGCGGATACGGCGGGGTCCCCTACGAGCAGACGCTGGACTATGCCTTGAAGCACCGATGGCGGGCCGTCATGCGATGCGCTCAGGGCAAGCGCCGCGGGATGAAGTCGATCCGCGTCTGCATGTTCAACTGCGAGCTTGAGATCCTCACCCTCGTCTGCACACGAGGTGGCGCCTTTCCGATGGACCTTCTGGCAAGCCGCCTGCGGTGCCCCGAGTGCCGGAGCCCGAACGTCAGCCTGATGTTCATTCCGCCGGCCGGGTCCGATACGGTGAGGGGAGTCGCCGCCGCGGAGTGAGCGTATGTGCAACCTCTACACCTCTAGGCCCAGCCGCGATGAGCTCCGCCGGATGTTCGACATCCCCATGGAGTTCGACTTCGCCGGCAACATGCAGACCGGTGACGTCTACCCTGACTATCCGGCGCCCATCATGCGGAACGGCCCGGCCGGCCGCGAGCTGGCGATGGCCCGATGGGGCATGCCGTCTTCCAAGAAGGCGCTGCTGGAAGCTGCGTCTAAACGGGCAGACAAGCTCCGGGCCAAGGGGCATGAGGTCGACTTTCACACCCTCCTCCGGATGGAGCCGGACAAGGGCACGACGAACGTCCGCAACACGGCGAGCTCACATTGGCGCCGCTGGCTTGAGCCGGCCAACCGAGCGCTCGTGCCGCTCAACGCCTTCTCCGAGCCGCACCCCGTCACGAAGAGGCCCATCTGGTTCGCCCTGGATGAAACCGAGCCCCTCACCTTCTTCGCCGGCATCTGGACGAACTGGAGCTGCGTCCGGAAGGTGAAGGAGGGCGAGGTCACATGCGACCTCTACGCCTTCCTCACCACCGAGCCGAACGATGAGGTCAAGGCCATGCACCCGAAGGCAATGCCGGTGATCCTGACGACCGCGGAGGAGCACGACGTCTGGATGCGAGCGCCATGGTCGGAAGCTGCCGCACTCCAGCGACCGTTGCCGGATGGATCGCTGGTTATCCGGCCAAGAGCCGAGAAGCCGCAGTCGGATTCCGAGGCGTCGAGTGGCCTGCTGCTTTGAACCCAACTCCGGTCGCCATTGTCGATATGTTCTGCCTACGTCCCGAAAATGTTCGGGTGGCGACTTTGGGGAAATGCTGTTGATAACTCCGGGGATAAGACGCGGTACCCGGTTGCTTTTGTGGTCGTTGACTCAAACGGCTGTCTCCTTGGAGACGAGTATCTCCAGCATCCATGCGGGCCCATGGACCCATAGGCCCGACGGGTGCGAGCTGATGCAGAAGGCCATGTCGCGGTGCGTCAGGTGCGGCTTCAGGCGCTCCTCCAGCCCGGCGATATTGCTCGGCTCGGCGGAGTAGAACACGGCGTGCGAGGACAGTTCCCGGCCGTCACCAAGGTCGAGGCCGCGCGACTGGAAGTCCGCCTTCTCGTAATAGACGCCGGCGAGGTTGATGAAGCGCTGGGGCGCTACCGTCGGCATCACTCGATTGCCCGCTTTCGAGGATCTACCCAAACACCTGAGCCTCCGGAAGGCGGCAGCGTCCAGACGCCTCCCTTCTGGCGCCCGAAGCCGACCATCAAGCACTTCTCCCACCCCGCCTCTGAAAACCAAAGGTGCACGGTGATGGACGGCGAGGCCTGGCCATTCCCGGTGTCGTAATAGGTCTCGTAGTAGATCACGTCCGGATGCCGCGCCCAGAGCTCGACGTCGTGCAGCGAGCATGAGCAGGCCATGTGCGGCGTCGATGTCATCAGCTTGCCTCCTGCACCTTTCCCGCCTGGCGCGGCGCTGAAGCCTAGTCGTCTGATCGCGCGGCCGCACCCATGGGGTCGCCTTCGTCGTCATCCTCGTAGAGCGAGTCAAGCACCACCATAATCTGGTCCACGTCGTCGGCGTCGGCCGACAAACTAAACGTCCCTCCATCGTCCAATGTGAACGTCAGTATGATTTCATCTTCGGACAGGACTTCAGCCTCAAGGCTGGAGTACTTTTTTGCGTTTGCCATGGCGACAGCTCCCTATGAACGGAGGCGAACGCGCCACCGCACACAAAGGTCCCTGGCATCGCTGCGGCATCTAAGATTCTGAGTTGAATCAGTTTTTGACGACTCCCCCTCGACGAATCGCGCACCAGATTCCCGAGTCTTATGAGTCTCTTCGTCGCCAAGCCCCGCCCGCTCGCCCTCCCCTCCCTGGGGTGGATCGACACCATGCAGCCGACGCTCGTCGACAAGCTCCCGGACCTGCCGGGCTGGTCCTATGAGATCAAGCACGACGGCTACCGCACCCAGATGGTGATCGACGCCGGCGGCGTTCGTGCCTTCACTCGCAACGGCCACGACTGGACGGCGAAATACCCGATGGTCGTGGAAGCGGCCGCTGGCCTGCCCTGTCGCTCGGCCATCATCGACGGCGAGATCGTCGTGCAGGACGGCAAAGGCGTATCTGACTTCACTGCCCTCCGGTCCGCCCTGATTACGGCACCGGACCGGGTCCTCTTCTACGCCTTCGACCTTCTTCATCTCGACGGCACCGACCTCCGCAAGCGTTCGACCGTAGAGCGACGTGAGGTCCTTCGCAGCCTCCTGGAGCCTAGCCTCACAGCCGACAGCCGCATCCAACTATCCGATGACCTCCCCGGCACTGCGCCGCAGTTGATCGCTGCAGCCATGGAGATCGGCCTGGAGGGCATCATCGCCAAGCGCCAGGACGCGCCTTACCGCAGTGGCCGGACCTTCGAGTGGCTGAAGGTCAAGTGCATGGTGACGGAGCCCTACATCGTCCTCGGCACCGACCGGGAGAGCAAGGGCCCCGTGGTCGCGCTGCTCGGAAAGGCAACCCCGGCCGGCCTCGAATACTGCGGTCAGGCCTCGGTCGCGCTACCGGCCGAGGAGCGGGCCGGGCTTTATGCCGCGCTCGAAGAATTGGCAACCGACAAGCCCTTCCTGAAGGACAAGGAACTGCGGAAGAAGCGCAGCGCTGCGTGGGTTCGGCCGGGCTTGGTCGCCGAGGTCAAGCACCTGAAGTCCGGGCTCCGGCACGCCACGGTCACCGGATATCAGCGGGTCAAACTGTGACTCGGTGTCGTTGAGATTGAGCTACGGTGACCCTATGAACGACGACCGGCCCAGAAGGACCACTCCCCGACGGATCAGCCTCGCCTTGCCCGAGCCGATTGAAGGAGCCCTCCGCCGCTACGTGTCAGAGCTGCCGGGGCCTGTTCAATCGTCGGTAGCCGTAATGACGATACTGCAGGACTGGCTGATCGGGCACGGCTACCTGCCGGCGCCGGAGGAGAGCGACGGGAACGGCTACCACGAGGAGCCGCGGGACGACCTGCTGCCTACAAAGCGCTTTATCGACGAGTAGCAGGAACCGGGCGTCGCCATCCCTGTTGGCTTATGGCTCTGTCTTCATCCAGGGCAGGACCGCGGCGCTTTTGGTCAAGTCGCAAACTACTGGCGCCGCGGTCTTTCATTCATCCGGGAGGAGCCAAATGGCCGACGCGAACTTGGACGGTAGGGTCGACCGGGACCGGGTGTCCCTCTCGGAGGACTATGAGATCGCCGACTTCGCGGAGCAGTGGGATCTCCCGGTGGAAACGGTCGTCGAGCTCATCGATGAGCACGGCAACAAACGGGCGGACCTGGAGCGCGCGGTGAAGGCCATGGGCAAGGGCTGAGCCAGTTTGATAAAGGAGGAGTTCCTTTGCCGCTCTATCACTTCGAGGTTCGCACCCCCAGCCACGTGATGCTGACGGAAGGTGTCGAACTGGCCGACCACACTGCGGCGCGCGTCGAAGCTGCCAAACGCATCGGCCTCTTGCTGAACGAGCACGCTGGCCTGCTCTGGGTGGATCAGGACTGGCAGATGGACGTCACGAACGAGACCGGCCTCATCCTCTACGTCATCAACGTGACCGCGCTGAAGGCGCCCTCCACGCAGGGTAGCTCTTGAAGCTTCTGGCCGGCCAAGGTGCGCGCTCATCCACGAGCACAGCAGCAACCGGGCTGATGTGGATCGCGGGTTGAGAGAAAGGCTGCGGCCGATCCATGATCACGGCTGAGGACTACGCTCTTTTCGTTGAGGTCTCATCGACCGACGGGATCGAGATCCTCCCGCTCGCCATGGCAGTGCGGCAGATCGTGGAGGAATGGCCTGGGGACGTGGAGCTGCTGAACTCGGTTCAGATCCGGCTCGGCGGCGTGTTGATCGCGGGGTCGATGTCCACCATCCGGGCGCTCTACGACCGGCCGGACTTTCCGCATCGAACAGGCTGAAACCACAAAGCCCGGCCGCTTCGGACGAGGCGCCGGCAAATTGTAGGATGCAGGGAAGAGGACACCCTTCAGAAATGATCCTTACCTAGCTCAACATCCGCCCTTTGAGCCTGAAGTCTGACGTAGCCACGAACAACGTTCTCAGCAAATCGATACCAACTATTCTTCTCTCGAACAATAATTCCACCATGCGTCGCGTTGCAGAGCTGGTATAGCCTGCGACGGAACACATCAATAGGTAGAGGTTTCTGCTTCCTATCCTCAACAATGCGGAGATAGGATAGGTTGTAGATGTCCTGGAACTGTCGAGTTAGATGAGAACCGTCAGCAAGCGCCCAGAGGATTTCCTCATAGTCACGTGAACCCACGGTCTTTCTGACCGCGGTTTCGTAAGCTGCCCTAAGCGGAGACTCCGCACGCGCTATCGCCTCCATCACCGCATCTCGGAAATCTTGATTGCTGGCAACTAGCGAGGTTTGATGGTGGTCGAATACACGCCAGAACAGGGCCATAGCAACCAAGTGTACATAGTAGGGAAACCCATCGCTGATTTGCCCGATGCGGATAATATGGTTGCGGTCAATTGTGAAACCAATCTTCTCTGCGGCTGCTTCAACGATGCGCCAACGTGCATCGTGGGGAACAGGCTCCAGTTCGACAGGCAAAATTGGCCGGCTCGCCGACAGATGGCCCCCGGTTATCGTATCGAGGGATTTGCCAATTCCACAGAAGATAAACCGGAGCCCTATGCGGCGGTCATAAAGGCGCTTGATGAAAGCTGCGAATAGCTTCTTTTCTTCCGCGTCGGCCAACTGATCGAATTCATCAACTATGAAGACCGGCTCATCTTCCCCTCTTACGCGTAGAGCGGCTTCAACTAAGTCGGCGGCTTGATTTATGGTCGACACACCTAGAAGTTGGCCCTGGGATGCGGAGCCGCTCTGGAAAGTATAATTCAGCCCCGGCATTCCAACCGTTAGCGAATGCCGGCCCGCGTCCTTCTGCGAAGTCTTCTCGGTCTTGAGAATCTGCGCGATCATATCGCTAGCGAGTCCAAAAAACGTCGTCGTGTGATCGCAACCGACATACAAAGGCTCAGAGCTTGATGGGTGCTTCAACACTGCGGCACTAAGCGCAAGCGACGTTTTTCCTACACCCCGCTCCCCATGGATGAATATATGGGCGCCACGGCTATTAAACGCGCGATCAATCTCCCGCAATTTCGCCTCTCGCCCCTGTAGCAGCTCCGGATTGGAGATCGGCTCTGTCGGGGTGATGTTCACGCGGAGAAGAAGTCGAAACTCTTCTTCGCTAGCGAACGCTACCTTGCTGGGGGCCATCGAGAGAACCTTCTTGGGCCAGTTCGGCCGCCCCGACGAATCCGGAGAAGTTGACTAGCCGATCGCCATTTGGGGACCGATCTCGCAGCTTACGCAAGAGGGCCTCTACAAACTCGGTGGGGTGCTTCTCAATTCGGGCGAGGGCGTCGTGGTTGATAAATAAAAGAGTTCGGCATCCCATCTACAAATCTCCCCTGGTTTTTTGATGCAACAGGCAGGAACGAGCCCCCAGCCCCGGCCCTGCGTGGCGCTCTGTCTACGGATAGAACTCCGTCGTCGTCGTCCAGAAGGCGTGGCAGCGGTGCGAGAGCAGCGCGAAGCTGTGCGCCCGCACGTCCTCCGGCGAGGCGCCGATGATCCAAGGCCCAGCCTCCTGGTAGCCGACGGGTCGGTTTGGGCTGGAGACGTCGCCAGTCTCCCGGAGGAGGATCAGCGAGACCCGCCGGAAGTCGCCCGGTGCCACCCAGACGAACCAGGCTGTGCCGATATACTCGCAGTCGCGGAGCTTCCGGAACGCGGCATGGACCTCGGTGAAGCCGTCCTCGGTCTCCTGGATGGTGCGGATCTCCAGCGTCGACACGACGGGGAAGAACCGCGTCTCGATCGTCGGCCCGAGGGTGAAGACGGTCAGCGCGCTGCAGATGACGATCACGGCCCCGCAGAACACCTTGAAGGTGAACAGGGCCATGCGGGCGAGGCTACGGCCCCACGAGCCCGCCTTTGACGAGGCTGGTGATGGTGGCGATGAGCACGGCGCCGAAGGTGGACAGGATCCACCACCCGAGCTTGTAGATGGCTTTGACGGTTCCCTCGATCCCGTCCAGTCGCTCCTGAAGGTGCTCATCCTTGACCTCCTGAACAGCTTTGTCCCGCTGGATTCCTGAGATGACGTTGGTGATTTCGGTGATGCTCCGGGCGTGCGCCTGGAGGTCACGCTCATGAAGATCGAGACGGTCGGGGCTCATTTCCAAAGCGTCCCTCACCACCCGCATCGATCGGCGCCATAGCCGTTGTGCACGGCCATCGCCTCACGAGACTGTCGATCCATGCCGGCGTACTCCTCGACGGTCGGCCGGCGCGGCTTGTTCGTCAGGCACCAGCTATCGCCCGCCGGATAGGCGCACCCAAGGAGCGTTCCGAGCGTCAAGCTCAGCATCAGAAAGCGAACCGACATCATCGGCTATCTCCTTGTGGGTGGTCACGTCGTCGAGGGTCTGTTCGGTCTGCCGGGCCTGCTCGTCTGCCCTGCCTTCGCTCTTGCCCTTGAGAAAGATGGCCGCGATGAAGGCGAGGACGCCGCCGGCGGCAGCGAGGTAGCCGTAGAGGCGGGAGATCATGGCGCCACCTGCTTGCCGGCCTCGAATGCCTCTATGACCTTGGCGGCCTGCTCCCGCTTCAGCTTGCGCCGGGCGATGATGGTGCGGACGACGTAGTAGGCCGGCGGGCCGAAGGTCAGGCCGCCGGTGACAAGCGCCTCAACGGCGTCCTGCCAGCTCGTGACGGCATCAGCCGAGAGGTAGCCCTGCGAGGCGAGGTAGGAGCCGAGGCCGAACAGGGCGTATCGGAGCAGGCCCGCGAGGATGGCGGTGTTGTCCATGGATCACCTACGAAAAAGCCGCCCGAGGGCGGCCAGGATGAGGGCAAAAAGGCCGGTGTTCGCGGCAGTGGAATCGGGGGGTTTTTCCGCAGAACTCTGCGGTTCCGGGGTGGTGACGGGCGGAAACGATTCGCTCTTGCTTTTTGCCGTCTGGTAGCCCGCCGCCAGCAGCGCCACCCGGTACTTCTCGGCATAGCCGGCGATGGTCGCGGCCTGATCGGTGCCGTTCACGATCTTGCGGGCGTCGAGGTACTTCCGCGAGCCGGCAAGGATGTAGTCGCTCAGCTTCTTGCCGGTGAACAGCCCCTCCAGCATGCCCTCGAAGAGGATGCGGACGGCGAGGTCGAGCCGCAGGGCGAGCTCGGGATTGGCGACAAGATCGACGCCGAGGCGCGGCGCGAACTTGACGTAGTTCTCCTTGCCGGTGATCTGCGGCAGGCCCCTGCCCCGGTACTTCCAGCCGTCACCTGGCGCCGTGTTGCCGAGGCGGCCGCCGTAGACCTTGTTCGCCAGTGCCTCGGGGTTGCGGACGAAGGGCTGCGCCGCGGCATCGGTGCGGAAGCGGCTCGGCCAGACCTCCCGGATGCGCTTGGCCTTGGTGTAATTCAGGTTCTCCTCGACCGGCTGCATGCGCTCGCCGGTCTCGTGATGCGCCGTCGCCAGCACATAGGCGAGTTGGTCGGCGGGGATGATGTAGACGCCAGAGGCGTCGAGGATGGCCTCGATGCCCTTCACCTGCGTTGAGCCGAGCACGCCGCGGAAAAGCGACGGCCGGATGCTGGCGTAGAAGGTTGCTCGGTCCATGGGTGCTCCTTACGGACGGCATGAAAAAGCCCGCCGAAATGGCGGGCAGATAGAAAAAGCGACTGGTCCGCTGGACTCTTCGACTTCACCCGTGCAATTGAAATCGATTGCGCGGGAAAGTTTATATGTATTGGCCGACTACTACCGACGTTTTGTTTGCTATAATGGCGGCCGCGTGGCTCGTGCTGCTCTTCATTGTCGGTCGTCACGTCTGGCGGAAGGGCTTCCCCAAGGAAGAAGACCGGGAACCCGGCGACTGGTAAAAGTCACGGGCCCCTGGCGTCGATGAACGCCTTGCAGATCATGCCCTGCCCTTGGATGTGGACGCCCCCGACGTAGCCAGCGGCGAGGTGGTAGCCGTCGGCCGCGACGGTGCGGCTGCCCAAGGCGCGTGTCTCGAAGGTGTCGCCGGGCGACGGTGGAGCGATGAGGGTCCCCGTTCCAGTCGGGCCGTTCACGAGCGTGACGGTCGACACGCCGTTGGACTGGACGAAGCTGCGGATACCAGTGTTCACGCCGGTCTTCCACACGATCGAGCCGCCGAAGGCGAGGATGCCACCGCTGGCCGAGCTGAGAGAGAGGCCCGAGGCGCTTATGGTCAGGGCGGCGTAGGACGTGACCGTCCCGGTCTGCCAGGCGATGAGGCGGTCCGACGCGGGCTCACCGGGTTCTGCGGTCTTGAACTTTCCGGGCGCCGTGGTGCTCTCCACCGCATCGCCCGCTTCGACGACGACGACGCGGTCCGAGGCGATCCCCCGAAGCATTGCATTGTAGAGCTGCCGCTCCGACCCGGCCCCGCCGCTGAAGGGACCCGTTGTCGGCACGGTCTGCCCGGCTAGCGTCTCGCCACCGTCCGTCAGCGTGACCTTCGGGGTGATCGTCGCCACGTACACGCGGCCGGCGACGGCGTCCAGCAGCGCCTCAATGATCGGCTCGGCGTAGCCGAACGTCTGCACGGCGGAGCGCGAGGAGATGTTCATGTCGTTGAAGCCGAGGCCATAGATGGCGTCGGAGGGCTTGGCCTTCGACAGGAGGTCGAGCCGGCGGGTCAGATTGACCGGCTGGTTGAACTCGGCGCGATAGCCCGTGTAGGACATGTTCATGTACGGCCGCCCGAGGCTGTGGCAGGCGTTGCCGTAGGGGCCAAAGTTTCCGTCCGGGTCGACGCGGCCGAAGGTCGTGCCAGCCTCGATGCTGTCGCCGGGGCCGCCCGCGTAGCTGTCGCCGTATGGCGTGCCCTCCCACTCCAGCGCGATGATGGCGACAGGACCGAAGCCCCGCGTCGTGGCCGCGCCGCCGTTGCTGGTGATTGCCGACCCGTCGCTCTTGTCGAGGTGCGTGTTGAAGTCTGCGCGCTCGATCCAGGGGGCCGACGTGTTGATGGCGTAGCCCTGCGGCCATCTTCCTCCGGGCGCGACCCAGACGTATCCCTGCCAGTAGGCGAGCTCGCCGTTCTCGATGATGACGTCGACAGGGACGACTACGGTGCTCTCCGGGCCTGAGGGCGGGATGACGAGGCCACTCGCGCCGGGGACGACGCCCCCGGCGTTCCGCATGCTGAAGTTGACGTTGATGTCGTTGTAGCCGTCCGCCTCGTTGGTGCCGTTGAGCCGCCAGTTCGAGAGAACGACACCGATCTTCGTGACGCGGCAGCCGAAGCGGTTGTAGAAGCCGATCTTGCAATTGCTGTCGGTCATCGTGCCGTCGCTACCGGCGTAGCCGTTGAAGCCCATGAGGTTCAGCCGGCTCGACATCAGCAGCGGCTTTGGCGTCGCCGCCCCTACCCCGCCCTGCATTGCCGGATTGCCCGGGGAGAGCGACAGGGACAGCCCGAGCGACCCCATCAGATGAGCGCCACGATGGCGGTCGCTGTCGTGCCGGTGGCGAGCACGCGGCGGACCTGAACCGGCAGGAGACCGGAGAAGCCGACGAGGGTCTGAGGCGCATCATCGGCGTCACCGACGGCGATTACCCTCAGGTCACCCGCGCCGCCCACGTACAGCGACCGGGCATAGAGTGCCAGATCGTTCGTGTCGTGCGGCGTGACGGCGCGGAGCTGTCGGGCGGGGCCGCTCACCCCTGTCGAATGGCCGAAGGTGGCGTCCTTGGTGGAATCGTAGGCCATGGTGGTCTCCAGGCATGAAAAAGCCGCCCGGAGGCGGCGAGGGATCGTCAGATTTGACAGGAGCGGCGTGACGTCCGACGGTCGAATAGCAAGAGGAGCTGTTCGTGTTCAGACGCGACGACCCGCTTCGGTCGCTCACGCGCCCGTGGAGGCGGCGGATGGGCGAAGGTCCGATTATCCTTGGTTTCTCGCTCGCCCTGTCGGCGGCGGTTGTCCTGCTCGTCGTCTTCAGCTAGCCGGGACCACGGCAGGATGAGATTGCCCAGCTCGGCGAACGTGGTGCCCTGCCGGACGAAGAGGGCGATGACGTCTTTGCGCAGCGGCGCGGTGGCCGCGCGAGTCCGTCCCTATTGCAGATCTGTTCAACTGGCCGCAGATCAGCCGCGTCCCGTCATTTTCCACGTGGCCTTGGCAGGCAGCGGAAAAGCGGAATGCGTCCTGAGGTGAGAGACAAGCTTCTCGCCGCCTATGGCTTCGAGCGCCAGCTTAACTTCGGGCCAAAGAAGCCAATTCACGCGGTCAAACGATATCGTCAGTTCGCCGTTCCGAACTTCGAACACGATGCCTGCGCCCTGGCAGAGTGAAATCACCCTCGCTGCTACCTCATCACTTTCAGTAGCCTGTTCGGGGCGCTCGCTCGCCACAATCATCTCCCTAAAAGTACTTAGGCTCTCGCATCATGTGCTACCTAGGATGATTGGTGCGCGAGAGCAACGGTACCAGAGAATGCAACGGTATCCCGGTGACTAGCGGGTTAAAAGTCCGCTTCAACTTATGGAGAATGTTGATGTTATCGATAGGTCCGAGGTCAAAGCCCAGAGCGATAGGCGTCGCTGGAGGTCGCAATGTGCATGATGATGCTCCAGACGTGGAAAAGCCGCCCGGAGGCGGCTGAGGAGTCGGTCGGGGTAGCGTTTCAGGCGAAATGCCGAGGGGCAGGAACGAAACGACGCCAGCCGGCTTGAAGTAAACTTAAGTCAATTCCGGAACGCGAGCCGGCAGTAGCCCACTCTGCGCGGAAGGAGTTGATTTGCGACCTCACGGCCTTTGCCTACAAGTACGGTTCCGCTGGCTTCGGAAGAACCACAGTAGCGACGCCTCGGCCTTCGCTTATGCCGTGTTCGGGATCTCGCTGGCGATCGCTACCGTCCTTGTTACGGCTCACTGAGCTGCCGATGGAGGTAGCCGCAACGCGTTTGTGACCGGTCGACGTTCAACTGGCAATCATACCAAGCGCAGCGTCGGGCACTGTGGAGGGTTAGCCAAGAGACAGAGTGTCACCGTGGAGACGGGCTCGCCTGCCTCGTTGCGGACAATGGCTGTCAGACTATTTGGAGACGCCCGGAAATGGCACCCCGCCATGTCCGACAAAAGCTGAACGGCAGCTTCGTAGGCGGCGACAGGATTGGGGAGTTCTGTCCCATCCTCATCCGGCAACGGGTCAACCCCATCATCGATGTCGAAGAAATAGCGAGGCATGCCGTCCGCCTTTAGGGCCCCGCTCGTCCAACTCGTCCAGACGCGATTGGGTCCCTCAAGCTGCAAGTTTCATCGGCCCCAGGTGGAGATACGTCTGGTCAAATCCCGCCGCCTGCCTCAAGCCCGGCCAGTCCAGCACTTCGAGATCGGCGCCCTTCCAGTTGATCAGCCCGGCCTTCCTGAGCTGCTGCAGGACCCGATTAACATGAACTGAAGTCATGCCTGTGGCGTCGGCGAGTTCCGTTTGCGTCACGGGAAAGCTGCAGCTGTATCCGTCCGCTAACCCTACGGCCTGCATCCGCACGATGGTCTCACAGAGCAGGTGCGCCGTCCGGCTGAAGGCCTCGCGTTGGCCGACGTTGACCAGCCACTCGCGGAAGATCGCCGCGTAGATCAATGTTTCCCGCCAGAGCACCCCGCCCAGACGGGGGTGATTCTCGCATAGAATGCGCAGGCCCTCGTGCGGCATGAAACCCAGGACGCATGGGGTCATCGTTGATATCGAGAAATCGAGAGCACTCAAATGAAGGCTCTGCAGGTCGGGTATGTCGCCCCGCACGTGAAAAGCCGAAATCTGCCTCCGCCCTTGGGAGGTCACGCTCGACGTGCACGCCAAACCTTCGAGAACAACACACGAGCGCGTCGGCCTATCGCCCTGCCTGACGATATCCTGGTCGGCCCGAACATTGGTGATGTACGTGGGAAGCAGACTCAGAGCCCCGCGTTCCAGATCCGTCAGGTCGATGATGGTCGCGATCTTATTGACGAGCAAATAAGGGTGTGCTGCCGAATATATCATGATGCGCTCCCGACTATGGGCGGGAGCGCACACGTGTTTCATGCGGCAGCCGGTAGAAATGTGAATGAGACTAAGCTCTAGTTATATGTCTAGAGGAAAAAATACCAGTCCGTCTTAATGACACTTCTACACGGGAGGGCTAACAAAAAGCAGTTTCCGACTGCTTCTTTTTCTTCACAGCGATTTAACATTAGACGGCTCTAAGATCTTCTGGTCGTGCTCTCCTGAAACCGGAGGCCAGCATGACCCTTCTCCCTGACGAGCAAAGGTACCGGACCAGGCTCTTCGCCGGCGGTCCTGGACGAACAGCCAAACGAATGCTGGGCGCTTCCGTCATCGCTACGGGGCTTACGGTAGTCCTGACGCTCTGGCTGTTTCCGGCTGGCGGCTCACTCGAGATTGCAACCGTCTTAGCCCAAGAGCAGATAGCCGAGCCCGGCGAGCGTAATGCCCTGCAGGACATAGACGCCGATAATCGCCTTGCGCATTGGCGCGGTGACCTCGTCCATGTCGGGCAGCTTGGGGATAGCTGACACCAGCCGCGCCTCTGCCGCGGCCGAGGCATTCTCGACCGCCGTCGCAACACGCGCCTCGATGTTCTTCGAGGTCGTTGCGGATGCCCGACACGGCCAGCGTGATGGCGTTCTGGACGTCGGCCTTGAGCTGCTCGATGGCCTTCAGGATGGGTTCCATTGTGCGTCCTCCAGTTAGGGTCCGGGCCACTGCACTTCCGCGGCCGCGTCGATCTCCGCCGGGGTCGCTGCAACGTCGATCGCGGCCTTGGCCGACAGCCGTGCATGCTCGATGCCAGCGGACAGGCCTTTCCACATCTCCCGCATGCCGATGACGACTGCCGCGACGGCCTGCTTGTCCGGCCCGGTAATGCCGACCTCGGCGACGATGTGCGGAATCTCGTCCTCGTCGATCGCCGGGTTGGCGAGGAAGGCAAGCGCCTCCTCGTACTTCTCCTGGTAGGCCATCGATTGGCCGGCGCCGGCGGTGATGAAGTTGAGCCGATAGACCTCCGCGGCGGCATCGACCCGGTCTTTGGCAGCAGCGCGCAGCGGGACAAGGTCCCGGACAAGCTCAAGGCGCATTGGCGGTCACCACGACGCTGAGCGGGCAGCAGGGGAACGGCGGGAGGAGCTCGATCGCATAGGCCGCCGGCATGGTGGCCGCGAACACGAAGGCGCCGTCGTCGACGACGCCATAGTCGACGCCTTCGACGCGCACGGCGGTTTCGGCCGGCACGGCGAAACTCAGCTCGTCGATGCCGTCGGCCGTCAGCTCGGTGGAAAGGACCGAGATGACCGGCCGCTCCAGCATGGCCCGCTCCGCGATGTCGACGTAGTGCGTCTGGTCGTAGCCCGCGTCCAGCACGCCCTCCGGTATGATCAGCCGGTCGGTTCCGGCACGCCGCCCGACACCGTAGGTCCGAAGGGAGCCGTTCTTGGTCTGAAGGATCTGCCCGGTCGCCGCATCGAACACGACATAGGTGACGGTCGGGTTGCTGATCTCGTCAAGGGCCTCATCCGCATCGTCCATCATCGCCTCCTATTTCTTGGTCACGAGGGCGATGAGCATGCGCTGGCTGACGTTGAAGCCGCCCGCGCTGTTCACCCGGAGGTAATAGGTGAAGGTGCCGGCGCCCGGCGTGTCGGCGTAGCAGATCGATGCCGTCGTCCTCAGCGAGTTGAGGGGCACGCCGACGTAGGGGCCAACATTGGTCGAGCTCCTCCTCAGTCGCACGCCGAGTTCGTCATCGGCGCCGGCGCCGTTCTTGGCGACTTGGCAGCAGCCCCAGATGAGAACCTTCTGCCCCGATGCGACGACGACGGTGACGTCCTGGACGTCGTTGACGCTGTTGAACTCGATGAAGCTGCCCGAGGTGTAGGCGCTGTCGCTGTCGGTCACCGCGGCGTCGGCGATCTTGGGCGTCGTCACCGCCAGTCCGTTGATCTTCACCGCCGTGATCGAGTTCGTGACGATGTTGTCGGCGACGATGCTGTTGACCGCGATCTTGGCGGCGGTGACCGCGTCGGCGGCGATGGTGCTTGTCGTGACCGCGTTCGCGCCGATCTTGCCGGCGACGATGGAGCCATCGACGATCAGCTCGGCGCCATAGGCCTTCCGGACATAGACCCGGTCGAGGACCATGTAGCGCGTCGTCGACGTGTTGTTGTGGTAGATCCTGACCCTGAAGAACGAGGCACCCGCCGGGACGGTGACGGTGCCGCGCTTCGCCTCGTAGACCGAGGTGATCCCGACGTTCGTCATGCCGCTGGCGTCGGTGTAGGACGGCGTGATGGCTACGCCCAGATTGTCGAACCAGAAGAAGCGGAAGTAGAAGCCGGTCGCCGACGTGCCGCTGCCGGACCTCACCGCCGCCTCGGCTGCGAGCGTGTCGCCGGCCGAGCAGGGATAGAGGTCCTTCGTCGTCATGTAGAGCGAGGCGGCGCCAGCGACCTTCTGGTCGAAGATGATCGCCCGGGAGCCCGTCTCGATGTGCGCCGCGGCCGTCGCCCAATAGTAGTAGCCGGCGGTGTCGTCGGCGGCGAACGGACCGACGGAGAAGCTCCACAGGTCGGCGACGGCACCCTGGTTGAAGTCGCCGTCCGGGATCAGGTTGTTGAAGTCGGTGAGAACGAGGTTCTTCGCCGTGATGGTGTTGGCAACGATCTTGTCGCCGGTGATCGTGTTGCCGGCGATCTTGTCGCCGGTGATGGTGCTCGCCGCGATGGCGACAGCGGTGACGGCACCGGCGGCGATCTTCCCGGCCGTGACCGCCTCGGAGGCGATAGCCGGTCCCGTGACCGACCCGACCGCCAACGCGGCGGCCGTCACCGCCTCGGCAGCCAGCGCCAGCGACGTCACCGCGCCGTCCATCAGGTGGCTGGCCTCGATTGCGGCGTCGGCGATCTTCTCAGCCGTGATCGCTTCGGCGAGGATATCGCCCGTCCGGATGTACGTGTCCGGGGACGTGACCGGGAGCCAGTCCGACCACGGGTGAGTGATGTTCGGGTTCGACGATCGGTATTTGCCCCGGGCCTCATAGTCGGTGTTCTTGACGACGCCCTGCGAGAGGACGATCGCACCGGCACGGACGTCGGGCGTCTGCCCCTGGTGGATGACTGCCGCGGTCTCCTCGAGGCGAACCTGGAACTGCACGCCGACAACCGCGTCGACATCGCCGTCCCAGTTCAGCCGGATCGCCGGGCGCTCGCTGCCGCTGGAGCCGACGAGCACGTACGGCTCCACCGACCAGTCGATGATTGGCAACGGCGGTGGGCGCTCGACGTAGATCGGCCCGTCGCTGGTCTCGCGCTCGTCGGTCTCCGGGTTCCAGTCGTAGTCGGCCGGATCGACCTCGGTCAGCTCCAGCCCGACGTTGAGGTTCGGCATGAGCATCACGCCGTCGACGCGGAAGGCTTTCGTCTCATAGCCGTTGCGCGTGCTCGACCAGGAGACGATGTCGTTCGGCTCAAGGAGCGAGGCCGCCGGTCCCATTGGTACGGAGTGCCGTCGTGCCCGCCGCGCCTCCTTCAGCGCAGAATCCATCAGGCGCTGCACCTGCGTCTTGTAGGGCACCGCATCGTAGCTGAACTCGGCCATCAGGCGCCGCGCGCCGTCGATGGCCTCGAAGCCGGGATTGTAGCGCGGCGGCGCATCTTTCATCTGCCATGCCTCGGCAGGCTCGGGATACTTCGCCGCGATGCCGTTCGCCTTCTCGTCGAGCGACAGGATCGGCATGAAGCTCTGCGCCTCGGTCGAGACGATGTCGTCGTCGTCGAAGACGAAGACCGGAGAACCGGCGGCGCCGACGCTCAGCTTGTAGACGCCGCCGACCTCGGCGAGGCGACCGCTGCAGCCGGGGAGGAGCGCCGACTGAATGACATCGGCCGGCTCGACGTTGACGCCCACCTCGATCCCGCCGCGATATTGCTTCTCCGTGCCGCCGCCCTTCTTGGCAACGCTCCGGTCACATTCGTTGATCGCGGCGAACCAGCTCGCCGTCGGCAGCCGGGCGGCGACCATCGACTGCAAGCCATAGACCCAGGTGCCCTCGTAGCTGATGCCGCGGAGGATGTTGTAGATCTGGACGGCGAAGTTGTCGGAGGCCGCCCAGGTCGCCCGGTTGTTCCAGCGCTGCGAGCCCGAACCGCCGATGCTCGAATCCGCCCGCGGGTTGTAGAGCTTGATGCCGGGGATCTCGAACTTGAACTTGGGGAAGCCGCTCCAGATCTGCTCCTCGTCCCCGACCTGCGATGCGCGGGCGGTGACGATGGCATAGGCGATGCCGCGACCAATGTGGTTCGACGTCCATGGCCGCGTCGGATGATCCCCGAACTCGGCGACCAGCATCGCATCGGCCGTGGTTTGCGAGCCGTCGTAGAAGCGCACGTAGAGATATTCGTCGGTGCCCTTGTCGTATTCCTCGATCCGATACCCGCGGTAGGTCGCGCCGCCGGCCCAGTCGATGGTGACGAGCTCGTCGTTGACCCACATGCGGGCGACGCCGGTGAGCGTCCCGACGGGAAGGTCCGAAAGCGGGATGACGAAGGAGATGTAGGCGTTCGGGACCTTCCGCTCCCCGCCCCAGGTCCCGACATAGGCCAGCGAGCCGGCCGTCATCGTCGGGCCGATGGGGAACGAGCGCGGCACCACGCCGCTCGTCTGGAGCCGTCCCTTGATGCCGACGGGCGACGGCTTCTGCTGGCCGCCGAGAAGCAGCTGCTGGACGAGGCTGAGGCCCACCCCGAGGAGCATCTGGCCGATGAAGCCGAGGCCCCCGACGAAGGCCGAGATGGCGCTGGCCGCTGTGCCGATCGCACCGGCGATGGCGCCGATGGCGCCTACGACTGGAGGCATGCGCTAGACCCTGAAGGCTCGGACGGCATCGGTAAGGGCGACGGTGCCGCCACCGTGCTCGCCGGGACGGATCACGGAGATGCGCTCGCCGATGACGACGCCGAGCGCCGGCTCGTTCTCGACGAGGACGACGGCGATATCCCCGGCGCTGGCGAGCGCGGGCGGAATTTCCGGCAGGCGCGAGGCGGCAAGGCCGGCGACGTCGTCAAGGTCGAGCTTGCGCAGCGCCTTGTAGGCGCCCTCGGGGGTCGAATAGGCGCCGCGGAACTCGGCTGCGAGATCGACGCCGGTCATGGCGAGGACCGCGTTGGCGGCGTGCAGCGCGCAGTCGTGCGTTCCCCAGTCGAACGGCTCGCGTGTCGCCTGGGTGATGTAGGCGGCGAGGCGGCTGCGCCAATCATAGCGCCGGGCGAGCGGAGCGGGTGCCGTCATCCGAAGACGCTCCCTTTGCCACCCGACGATTTGCCGCCACCGCCCTGCTCGCTCATCTTCCCGTTCTCGGAACCCCAGAAGATTTCCCACTCACCGACCGTGCTCGTGTGCTGGTAGAAGCGGTCGCCGCTCCGGAGCTTCTGGCTCTCGTCGGACCGCTTCTCGGTGTTCGTCCGGGTGAGCTCGCGCGTGTGGTTGGCGAGCGACAGCTTCACCGCGCCGCTCTGGCCCTCCGGCGGCGTCGGAATGTCGACATGGTCAATGAAGCCGACGAACAGCGGCTCGGGTGGCGCGACGAGGTTGCGGGTCAGCGGGTCGAACCAGCCGCGGTGGATCTCGATCGGCGCCTGATCCGGATCGTATTCGCGAAGCGCGATCATCACCTCGTCGGCGACCTGGCTGACCTGCGCCTCGGTGTTCCGCACCGAGATGTCGTTGACGAGCGGAATGCCCTCGACCGCGATCAACGTGCCGGCGCCGACGTAGAGGCGCGTGACGAGCTGGTAGGTCGCCCCGCTCACCACCTGCGCCGAGACGTTGCCGACGTCCGACCAGAAGCCGAAGCCCTCGCGGTCGCCGGTAACCCGGTGCCGAGGCTCCATCCAGATGAAGTCGCGGGCAACGCAGACGAGTTCGCCGATCGCCGTGACGATCGCCGGGGATGCCGAGCGCATGGGAGATCAGCCTTCCAGAGGACGCCAGCTGACGAGCGTCGCTTCCTTGTAGGAGGCGTTGAGGCTCATGACCTTGGCGAGCACGACCTCTATCTCCGCGCGCGTCGTGATGTCGGAGATGCCGGTAAGGACGGTCGCCGCCATGCCGGTGCGGTTGGCCTTGGTCTGAAACCAATAGGCGACGTAGATCTGCGCCTCGGGCATCAGGCGGGTTCCACGCTCTCGACGACGCCGTCCGCCCAGGAGGCGACCAGCCTGCCGTCCGCGGCGCGGAGGATCGTGCCGGACCCGTGCGTGTCGAAGTCGTCGGCCTCATACTCCTTCGGCGGGCGGCCGGTGGAGGCCTTGAACGTGACGAGAAGCTTCTTCTTTGCTGCCATGATGCGCTCCTTCAAATGACCTGGATGGCGTTGAAACGGACAGTCGAGTGCAGCGGTCCGGCCGAGGGCGCGTCGTAGCTGCCAGGGACGATCCGCATGATCGCGCTGGGACGGGCGAGGGCCACGGCGGCGCCGGCGGTCGCACCCGTCCGAATGTGCGGCGTCACCTCGAATTGGGCGGTGACGCCGCTGCCGTTGGCCGTGACGGACTCGACCACCTGGTGCAGCGCCCGCCGGGTCGTCGAATAGGTGAAGGCGAGGAAGTCGCCGACAGACAGCACGTAGCCGGGGGGCAGGCCCGTCAGCGCCAGCCGGCGGTTGTCGACGTTGAGCGACAGGATGGTGGGGGTGCTCGCCCCAAGGATGGTCCCTTTTGGGTCGGCCCGGGGATACTGCCGCTTCGGATTCCAAATGTGGAAAGACTGCAGCGACCCGCCCATGGCGTTGATCAGCGCCTCGATGGCGACGGCATCGTCGTTCGGGATGGGGTTGCTCTGCACAGCCGCCGTCCAGAGCGCCGGGCGGCGGTCCTTCACGATGATCGTGCCGCCCTGAAGGCCGGAGAACTCCTGGCCCCAGGATGGGATGAACGTGACGGCTTCGATATCGATCCGCGAGAAGAAGGTCGTTGCCGACAGGGGAAAGGTCAGGACCATCAGCCCCTACCCGGTCTTCATCATGCGGCCGCGCTTGGCCCGGTCGGTACGCGCTCCCCAAGTCCGCCCGAGGTTCTCCTCAAAACCGGCGAGGCCCGCCGAGGTCGTCTCGGTGGCGATCGATCGCGCCTCCTTCTGGACATAGGCTTTGACCTTGCCGTCGTCGTCGACCGATACGCTGATGTCGACGGCCGTGCGCTCGCGCGTCCAGCTGGGCCCGGAGAGCTTGCCGATCTGGCCCATAATGTCGCGGAAATTAGGAGCATCGAGATCGGAGTTGCGACCGATGCGCGCGAGATCTCCGCGCCATCCTGGGCCGTCCATGCGGAGGTCGACGGGGATGCGGCGGCCGTCCGGCAGCGGCACGGCCGCCTCGGGCCCAGCCTCGCCGAAGATCGACGCCTCGTTCGCGATGCCTCCCTTTGCGTAAAGGCCGCCAATAGCTGGCGCCAACTTGATGATGGAGCCGCCGAGACCGGAGAGAAGACCCCCTCCCCCGCCGATGTCCATCGCTCCGAGCTTCGAGCCGAACGAAGAGAGACCACTGCCGAGACCGTCGAGGCCGGTAGCCGCGGAGCCGATACCCTTGCTGAACTCCGGCAATTGGCCAGCGGCATTGCCGATGCCGCTGCCGAAGGAGGAAAGTGAGGTCGAGGCGCTGTCGGCCGTGGTGGTCAGGCTTTCCAGCGCCTGGTTTGCCGATCCCATGCCGACGCTCTCAGCGCCGGGATAGTAGCCCATCTGCGTCCGGTTGAGGCCGCCCTGCCACGAGCCGCCGCCCATGCCGGCGCCGCCCGTGTCGAAGTGCATCGTGTCCATGGCGCCGTAGGTGCCGGGCCGACCGGAGAAGTAGCCGCCCCAGCGGAACTGGTCGTTGAGCTCCGGGTACTTCGCCATCTGCACGCTGCGTGCGGTCTGGGCGAACTGCTCGTACTGCCGGAAGTGCGGCCCGCTCTGATAGTTCGGGATGGCGTTGCCGGCCTGATCGAGGATCTGCACGTCCATCGCCTGACCGCGGCCATGGAAGCGTGGATCGCCCGGCCGCATGCCGGAGATTACCTCGACCTGCGAGCCGAACTGGCTGGCGGCCGTCTGAAGGATGTCGACGAGGCGCTCGTCGACGGCCATGTTCACACGCTGTGCGATCTGCAGCGTGTTGCCGGGGGCCGCCGAGGAGATGGCCGGCAGGGCAGCGCGCTGGACCGCCGTGACCGGGGCCGCGAGGCCGGAGTAGCCGCCGGCAGTGTTGTCGTTCGACGCGCCGAGGGAGCGCGTGATGGCAGCACCGACGATGCCCCCACCGGCGCCGCCGGACTGTCCACCAGCGCCAGTGTCGATGCCCATGAGGCTCGCTAGCCAGCCGCCGATGAGGCCGGTGCCACTCGTGCCTTGCTTGCCGAATAGAGCGTCAAGCACCCCGTCGAGGGCGAAGTCCATCAGCCGATCGGCGAGACGCTTCAGCGCGTTCGTCACGGCGTCGATTGGCTTGACGCCATTCTTCAAGTCGTCAAAGAAGCCTCCAAACACGTCGCGTCCGATGTCACGCATCTCGTCGAGCTTGTCGTGAAGCTCGGAAAGCGCGGTCCGTTCGGCCTCGCTGGCCGTCTGCATGTCGTAGAGGGCGCGCGCGGAATCCATGATGGACGCCGCCAGAGCATGGTTCTCGCTGACACCGGCGCGTCGGAGTGCATTGTGCGCAGCCTGCTCGCGCGCCGTGCGCTGGAGTTGCTCTCCCTCGAACTGCAGTTCGGTCCGGAGATCGGCAATGCTCCGGGTGAGGTCATCGGCCGTCCTCGCAGCATCGACGCCGAAGTCGCTGGTCAGGTCGCGATGAGGAGCAGTCGATGGTAGCGGCGCATCCGGATAGAGCGTTACAGGATAGCGGCTGTCACTTCCGATGCCGGTCGGCGCTCGGCCAGTTGGGGCTCCAGTCGAGGAGAAGCGCCAGTCCGACCCGATGCCGGGGCGTCCGGCCGTGAGATCATCGAGCTGCCGCCGAAGGCTTTGCAGCCTCGCCTCAAGGTCGGCTGTCATCGCCTCGGGAGCGCGCCGCTCGATCGACTGGATCTGCGCTTCGAGCGTGAAGATGCGGCCCTGAAGATCGGGCGGCGCAGTAAGGGCTTCAATGGCCCTCATCGGATTAACCGACCAGGAGGCGTCCGCCATCGAGCCGGCACCGTCCGGCGCGTTGTCTTCGATCCACTGAAGGGCCCTGACGATCCCCTGCAGGTCCGCAAGGTCACGCGTCAGGGTTTCGCCAAACAGCCCACCGAGACGCGTCGCCCAATTTTCCGACGCGGTCATCGCATCGGACATTGCCCTTGCGGCCTCCGCCACTGCGGAGGCGAGCCCGCCCTGCCCCATGGCGTCGGCCACATTCGCCGCTGCATCGCCAAGGTTCGAGAGAGCGCCATTGAGGCCCTGCGCCTGCTGATCCATGGCGCCGGCGAACTGCACGTTGCCGATCCGGCGAAGGTACGCCTCGATGTCCCGGGCGTTGTTCGCGACCGTCGTGCTGACGCCTTGGAAGGTGTAGGTGACTTGGTCGCCGGCGACGCTCGCCCGGATACCGAACTCCTTCAGGCGCTCGTTCTCGCCCGTGACCGCGTCGGCGACGGCCTCGACGAAGTCGAGGAGGTTCCGCCCCATCGCGCTCGACGTGTTGCCGTAGGACGTCAGCGCTTCCACCGACGGGTCGAGTCCGAGCGCCTTGAGACGGATGAAGGCAGTCGTCACCTGCGCAACGTCGAACGGCGTGCGAGCAGCGAACTCGCGAATGTCGGCGAAGGCGCGCTGCGCGGACACCGCAGATCCGGTGACGGTCACCAGCGAGCCGCGCAGGCGCTCGAACTCAGCTGCCGTCCGAATGATGGACCCGCCGATGCTGGCGATCCCCACGCCGGCAAGGACCCCCATCGCCATCCGTGCGCTGCCGGCCATCGCCGCGAAGCGCCCCTCTACGGCTTGAAGATCCCGAGAGGCCTTCTGCGAGAACGAGCCGAGCTCCGCGCGCGAACGACCGAGCGCAGCCCTAAGGCCCCGCTCGTCGCCCGTGATAGGTACGCGGAGAGGTGCGATCGCCATCAGTCTTTGATCCGGCCAGCACTGCGAAGTGCGTTATGGGTCCTGGCAAATGTGCGGAGGTCGAGCGCGCTCGGCCTCGGCTTTTCCGGCTCGCCACCGCCAAAGATTGCCTTCAGCATTTCGACCTTGCCCTCATAGGCGAGGAGGATGGCCGGCATGGTGGCGTCCAAGGCTTCTGCCTCAGACCATCCGCACCAGCCGGTCGCCTTAGCGAAAAGCCACGAGTGATAGTCCTCGTGGCTTAGTCTTCCCCCGTCTTGGGGTCCTCATCTTCGCCATCAGCTTCGTCCTCGGCGGGGTCCTTGCGGCGGCCGCCGCTCGCGAGAGCGGTCACGAACTCGCCGATGGGCTTGGCGAGGTTCTCCATGCCCTCGCGGAAGACGCCTTCCTCGATCAGCTCGATCTCGGCGGCGGTCGACTTGCCTAGGCCGGCAGCGATGACGGCGACATAAGCGGCCATGTCGAGGCCTGCGATGCGCTGGTAGATGCCGACGAAACCACCGTATTGGGAGTTGATCGCTTTCGCGGCCCGGAGGGTCGGCCGGAGCGTCACGTCTTGGCCGTTCAGCGACAAAGTGACTTCGCCATCGCCGAGGACGACGGACGGTTTCTTTTGCGAGCTCATGGATGTTTCCTGGGAGAAAGGCTGTGCGGGGATGGTCGAACCGTCGGCCGTTGGGCAGCGGTTCGTCAGGTTGCCGGGTCCTCAAGGATCTCGCTGTTGATGCCGATGTTGAACGACTGGCGAACGACGTTCTCGACGTTGCCGACGTTCCGGCGCTTCGACATCACCTTGCCGCGGTAATAGAGGATCGTGGGCGTGCCAGCGAGCGTCAGCTGGTCGTTCAGCGTCACCTGGAACGCGTAGTCGAGATCGCTGGCGAAGGCGGCGATCATGGCGGCCTGACCAACGTCCGCAGGATCGGAGCCGCAGGTCACCGCCATGGTGCCCGCGTTGAAGGAGCCTTTATATTTCCGGACGCGGCGCTCGGACAGCGGCGTGAAGGTGATCTCCGATGCTTCGTCGCCGAACTCACCGAGATCTTCGACCTCGCCAACCTCGACGAAGGTGAGTGCCTCGAACTCTGCGATGGTGTCGATGGTCGCGGCGGCAACCGGACCGATCGAAAGCGTAGCGCCTGCGGCGGTATTGACGGCCATTCTTGTGTCTCCTGGTTCAGCCCGCCGGGTTTGCCGGGTCGGTGCGGTAGTTCACTTCGAAGTTGAGGACGGCGACGCCGTGCTGGCTTTCGCCTTCTCCGTCGAGCCCGATGGCGGTGCTGCGGAGGACGGTGTCGATGGCGAGAAGCCCGATCTTGGGATCGGCCATGACGGCGGCCTCGACATAGATGGCGAGGTCGTCGAGACGGTCGTCGAGGTCGTGGGCGACGGCCGAGCGAATTTCGATGGCGACCGACAGGCGCCGGTCGAGGCTTTTGGCGACGCGCGCGGATTCCTCCTGCAGCGCGTAGACGAGAACGACCGGCAGTTCTTCCGGCTGGGTGCGCCGCACCCGCATGGTGTAGACGCGGCCCGCGAGCGCCGGCATCGATCCGAGCGCGGCGGCGATGCCCTCGCGAATGCGTTGGCGATGATGCGGCATCAGGTGCGATCCAGTTCGAGCACGACCATGCCCTGGCCGTCGGGGCGCCTGTCGGCGATGGAGTAGGTGATGCCGCGGGCGATCAGCCGCCCGTCGACGAGCACGCCTTCGGCGTCGGCAGCCTTCAGCGCGACGGTGGTGATGAGGCTGGAGGCGCCCTGCTCACCCTCTTCCACGGCGTAGTAGCGGCTATCGTAGATGCCGGTGACGACACGGTTCCCGTCGTCCAGGAGGATGGTGATCGGCTCACCGAACACAGCCGTGACGGCGTTGTTGAGCAGCCCGAAGTCCATCCGGTTTCTCCCATACGAAAGGGCGGCGCAGCGGCCGCCCTTCGTGTCGTGTTCGCGGACGGTTTACGTCTGTGGGTTCGGTCCGGCCGGAGCCGCAGGAGCGCCGGGCGGCGTTGCCGCGGGCTTGTTGGCGGCGGCTTTGGCAGCCGGCGCCTTGCCGTCGGTATCGTCGGCAACCTTGCGGGTCTTGCGCTCGGCGGCGCCCATGGCCGTCAGGCGCTCGATCTCGTCGTTGTCGTCGAGGTCGAACTCCTCGCCCGGCGACACGATGGTGGAGGCGAGCGTCTTCTTCGTCTCCTTGTCGCGGCCGCGGCCGAGGTGGATGGTAGTCTTTGCGATGAGCTTCATGGCTCAGAACACCTTTGCGGAGAGGGTTGCGTTCACCCGGTACGGCACCACCAGCGGCGCCGACTGGAGCATGAGGTAGCGGCCGGCGGGGTCGGGCTGGGTCCAGGACTTCTGGTAGTAGTCCAGCGCCTGGAAGCCGGCGGTCTCGTCCTTGATGGCGCCGAAGTGGCGGACGCCTTCGAGCTGCGCGGAGGCCATCAGGAGGTAGCCGCTCGGGATGTAGTTCGCCGAGGCGCCGGCATCGCTGATGTAGCTGTCCGCATAGACCCAGATGCGGAAGGCACCGATCTGGGCAACGAGGGTGGCGCCCATCTCGAAGGCACGCGGGCCGAGGTCCGCATTGGAGCGGGGGCTCAGGTTGCTGCCCTGGTCGAGGAGCTCCTTGACGTCGTCGTTCTTGCGGAACGCCGCCCAGGTATCCTGCGACATGACGACGTCGGTCGGCGTGGCGCCCGAAGCCGTGCGGACGAGGCCGGCCCAGGTCTCCAGGTCCTCCAGCGGCGTGGGCGCGCTGTCATTCCAGCGCGCCGTGGTGGTGAGCGTGACCGTGAGGCCGGCGTCGCGGCCGAAGTCGACGACCGTCGTCGGGTACTTCTCACCCGAGACAGTGACGGCGCCGGTGCGCAGCACTTCCGAAGCCATCCACTCCAGGCGGCGATTGATCATCGCGATCTGGTCTTCGGATTCGGTGGCGATCTGCGCGAGGCGCCCGTCCATCGGATCGATGCCGACGGCGATCGGCTGGCCCGCGCGGCGGCGGATCGGCTTGCCATCCTCGAGAAGGCGCTTGTCCTTCACATAGGCCGGCTTGAAGCTCTTCGTCGCGTAGCCGTTCGACTGCACGATCTGGCCTTCGACCAGCGGCGAGACGAACGGGGCAAGGCGCGGCTTGCCGCTGAGCACGTCGAAGAAGATTTCCTCCTGGTTGGAGACCGAGATCTCCGGGAAGAAGGTGTCGAGCAGGAAGGAGACGGAGTCTGCCTTCAGGTCCTGCACGACGCGGTTGAGCACCGCGGGGCTGTAGATGTCGAGCGCCATTGCGGCTTACCTCACGATGCTGGGCTGGAGCTTGATGCCAACATCGCGGAGTGCCTCGCGCGTGCTGGCGGCGGTGTGCCCGGTCCCGAAGGTCAGGGCGTTTTCGTCGTACACGCCGCCGAAGTGGGCGATCGTGACCTTGTCGCCACCGCTCGCGTCCGTGTCCTCACCGAGGATGGTGGCAGGCGTCTGCGAGCCGTCGGACGAGGCCGACAGGCTGAGGGTGTATTTGCCACCCGTGGTGATCTTTCCGAGCACCGCGCCGCGCTTGAGGTTCTGGCCGGAGATCAGAGTGATCTTGCGGGTCTGGGGATCATCCTCGCCGGCGAAAATGCCGTCGGGAGTGAACGTGCCCTGGGAAGTGAAGCTGGCGACCATGTCAGGCGCTCCTCTTTTCGGTCGCCTGCGGGCGAACCATGCTGACGATCTTGCCGACGACGCTGTCGAGCTCGGCGGCGTCGCTGCCGGTGCCGGCCTGGTGGCCGCTCTTGATCTCCGGCGACTGGGCCGAGGCCATGCGCTGGAAGAGGTCGGCTCGAACGCCCTCAAGGGAGGTGCCGGCGGCGATGAACGTGTCGGCGAGGCTCTCCTCGATCGCCGAGCAGGACTTGTGGGCGAGCGACACCGCGGCGCGGATGTCCTTGGCGCCGTCGACGCGGGCCTTGGCCTGCTCGGGGGTGGCGCCTTCCTTGATGAGGTTCGCCGCCATGGCAGGGACGCCGGCAGCGGCGCAGATCGTGACGATCTCCGCAGCGTTGGCGTTGGCCGCGGCGGTCGCCGAAAGCTTCGAGGCCGAAGCAGCGGCGTCGAGGTCGGCCTGGGTGTGGGTCTTTGCGGGCTCGCCCGCCGGCTTGTCCGTCATGGGGTTCTCCTTGGTCTGACGGGGGGCAGCGGACGGGTCCGCCTTCAGCTCCTTGGAAAGGCTCCAGGAGCGTTTCTTCGCGAGCGCGGTGAGCGCGCCCGGAGCGTGGTCGTAGATGCGATAGTCGAAGGCCGAGACGCTCTCGGCGGACTGGCTGTCGGCCTTGTCGGCAAAGCCGGCGGCAACCGCTTCCTCGGCGGTCATCCAGGTCTCGGCGAGCATGATGGCGCGCATGTCCTCGGCGGGCTTGCCGGTGCGCTCGGCGTAGATGGAGGCGCAGCCGGCGGCCTCGGCCTCCAGCCACTCGATGCTCTTCTGGTGATCGGCCGACGTGCCGGCGGTCAGAGCCGCCGGATCGTGGATCATCATCAGCGAGCCGGTCCGCATGATGATCTCGTCGCCGGCCATGGCGAGGAGCGATGCGGCCGAAGCGGCGATGCCGTCGACCGAGACCGTTACCCGACCACGATGCGCCTTCAGGGCGTTGAAGATCGCCTTGCCGTGGCTGGTGTAGCCGCCGCCGGAGTTGACGCGCACGACGATATCGGTGTCGCGGCCGACTTCGGTCAGGGCATCGAGGACCTCACGATCGGTGAAGCCTTCGTCCCAAAGGTTGTCGCCGACGAACCCGTAGAGCACGAGTTCGCTATCCACGAGGATGGGCATTTGCGGTGTTCCTAAGTTTCGGTCTCGACAAATTCCGAGCCGGCTGGCCGGGCCTGGGTGACGCCAGCGCCGCTGGTGCGGCGGGCGTCGCTGGAAAGAATGAGACCGAGGCGATCGGCGCGTGCGTTGTCGGCGGCCATCTCGGCGTCGACCTGCTCGACGTCGTACCCGTCCTCGGAGACGATCTGGCCGCGCGACTTGAAGCCGGCGCGGACCTCGTTCTCCTTGGCTTGCACGTCCTGCGTCGGGTTGATGTAGGCCCAGCCCTGCGGCACCCACTTCGGCCGCGCGACCATGCCAAGCGAGATCCCCGCCGGCAGCTTCACGCGCCCAGAGAGCACGGCGAGCTCGGCCCACCGCCTGATGACCGGCCGGCAGACCTGGAAGACGACGACGTGGTGCTGCCACATACCGCAGCGCCGGCGGAACTCGTTGACCGCGGCCCGGAACGTGCGGTCGTTCATGTCCTTGTAGTGGCCGGTCAGCTGCTCGTAGAGGACGCCGATCGACGCCGCCACGCCCCGCAGTTGCTGGGCCATGAATTCTTCGTAGTTGTCGCCGGGGCTCGGCGGTGCGGACCAGTCGATGCTCTCGCCGTCGTCCAGCACCTGCATGGTGCCGGGCTCCAGCGAGGCGAGCGCGACACCGTCGCCGACCGCCACCGGAGGCCCGAACAGATCCGCCTCGTCGCCCTCTGTCGCAGGCAACTCGCGCCGGATGAACCCGGTGAAGAGCGCGGCGATCTTCTGCCGGATGAGCTGCGCGTCGTCATAGGCGTCGAGGTCGTGGAGCTTGACCAGCGCGCGCGCCAGCCAGGGCTCGCCGCGGATCATGCCCGGACGTGACACCAGCGCCAGATGCGCCACCTCCGTCACCGGCACGCGGAAGGTCTCCTGCCGAGGCAGCAGGCCACCCGGCAGCCAGTCATTCGGATGCTGGCGCGTCAGCCAGTAGGCGACGCGCTGCCCGATCGGGCTGAACTCGACGCCGCAGCGGATGTCGTTGCCGCCCTGCCGCCCGTTCTTGTCGTCGGGGCAATACTCCGCTTCGAGGACCTGAACCTGCAGGGGGACCGACAGCCCGTCGCTCGGCAGCCTCACGCGCATGCGCACGAAGGCGTCGCCACCTTCGATCATCGACCGCACGGCCAGCGCCTGCAGCCCGTAGAAGTCGAGCCGGCCGTCGGCATCTGCCTCGTCGGTCCACTCCAGGAACGCCGCGGACAGCTCCTTGTTGAAGGCAGCGTCCGGCGTCGTGAACTGCGGCACGATCCCCGAGCCGACAATGTTGGAGACCAGCGCCTCGACGCCGGCCTGCGCATAGCCGTTCTCGCGGACGAGGTCGCGGGACCGGCCGCGGATGGTCTGCAGGCCGACGGTCGTGATCGCGTTCGGCCCGGCGGATGCTGGTGCCCAGCGCACGACGCGCCCGACACGCGTGCCGCCGTCGAAGGCGGTCGCCTTGTGGATCGGCTCGATGTACTGGCGGGTGCCCTTAACCCGGAACCGGACGGGGCCCGCCATCAGCGCAGCCCCTTCGACGTGACGAAGCGGTACTGGCGGATGCGCGGGCGCGTGGTACCGTTCGCCACCGCGACCTCCTCCTCCATGTCACGCAGGATGGCCTTCATCTCGGCGAGGCTCCGATAGGTCACGTCGCGGTCGGCGAAGCGCACCCGAGTGGCGCCGAGCGCGAGCGCCGCCTTGAGGGCGTCGACGTCGGACTGTGTCCAGGCCATGGCGTTCTCAGCCGTTCATGAATGAGGACCGCGCCATCCTCCGCGGCGCCTTCTGGGCAGCGACCGCGACGGACGGAATGGCCGGTGTAGATGGGCTCGGCGCGGACGATGCCTCACTCGGCGCGGGTGTTCGTTCCCGCGCCGCAAGGAGCCGTTGCACGCGGCCCCAGCTGATCGACATCGAGCGCAGCGCAGCGAAGGCGTAGACGCGGCAGTCGAGCGCCTCCTGCCGCGTGTTCGGCCTCGGCACCCACTCGCGGACCGGGAAGCCCTTCGAGTACTTCGTCACGACGATTTCGGACGTCAGCTGTTCGAACCACGCCGGATCCCGACCGCTCGGGAAATGGCAGTAGCCCGGCCCCGGCTGCTGGATACGAAGCCGGCCATAAACGATCTCCTTCGCCGCATCGACGCCGACGATGAAGAGGGCGATGCGGCCCTTGTTGTTCTTCGAAGCGAGCTTCGGCCAAACGGGCCGGCCGGCACCGGCCATGCCCTTGAGGGCCCAGATGCGTCGGCCGGTCTTGTCCTTCACGAACCGATAGACAGCGTCCGTGTAGTGGCCGCCGGAATCAACGCAGGCAGCGGACACCGACAGGAATCGGCCGTCGGCCGTCTCCGTGTCGCGATGCAGATAGTCGTCGAGGTCGGTCCAGAGTTCCGGGCTCGACGGGTCGCCGTAGATCACCTCGTGCTCAAGCGACCACGATTCCTCATCGAGACCCCAGCCGACCCGCTCGATCTCAACCCGGTCGCCCTGCACGTCGACGCCGCAGGTGATGAGGAGGACGCCGGCCGGAGCCGCTTCCCAATCCTCGGCCCGCTTGAGGAGATCGTGTTGATCGACCTCTTCGCCGCGCTCCTCCCAGGTCTCGCCGAGCGAGGTGTTGACCCAGGTCTTCAGCCGCTCCGGGTTGCCCTTGGCTTCGATGAAGGCGCGCGCCGTGTCGGCGAGCCGCACCCAGGGGGAATAGAGCTCCGACAGGTGGAAGCCTGCGGTGCCGTTGAACGGTGCCTCGGCCCGCCACTCGCCGGACCGGATGGCGCGCCAGCGCTCGGCGTCGGTCCAGAGCGTGCCGCAGCCCTCGTCGGCGCAGAGGTAGGCCGCCGTATCGGGCCGGCCGGGTTCCCACTTCACCTGCGACCACCGCAGGGTCTGCATCTCCTTGCAGTGCGGGCACGGCACCCAGAAGCGGCGCTTATCGCTTTCCTCGAACGCCGCCTCGATGCGCGAGACGCCCTTGACCGTCGGCGTCGAGAAGAGCCCGAGCTTGCGGTTCCAGAACGTCGTCGAGCGCTTGCGCGCAAGGCTGATCGGGTCGCCTTCGGTGCCGGCCGACGGCGGGTATCGATCGACCTCGTCGCAAAGCACGATGCGGATCGGACGCGAGGCCAGCGAGGCGGCGCTGTTCGCGCCCGCCATGGTGATATGGCCGCCGTCGAAAACCTTGTGCAGGATGGTGTTCTTGCCATCCCGCGACTTGACGTCCGACACCTTGCCCTGCAGCGCCGGCGTGTCGCGCAGCATCGGCGCCAGGCGGTCCTTCGACCACGTCTGCGCCATCTCGATCGTCGGCTGCAGCACCAAGGTCGGGCTCGGATCCTGGTCGACGTGATAGCCGACGACGTTGTTCAGGATTTCCGTCTTGCCGACCTGCGCCGAGGACATCACCACGACCGTGTGCACCGCCGGGTCGCAGGCCGCGTCCATGATGCCGCGCTGATATTCCGCCCGGCTGGTATCCCATCGGCCCGGCTCGGCGCTCGCCTCGGGGCTAAGCCGGCGCTCGTGATCGGCCCACTGGCTTACGCTTAGGTTCGGCGGCGGCGTCAGCGCCATCCACCAGTCCTGCGCGGCCGCCATCACCGCCGGATTGATCGAACTCAGATGCAGGTACTCCCGCAATCCTTGTTCCGGAGAGTTCGGCGAGCGCCTCCGAGATGCCATCAGTGACCTTTTCCCGGACCTCCGCGATCGAGCCGAGGCCGAAGATAACCGGCGCGACCTTCGATGGCAGCGAGAGCAGCTTGGCGCGGACCCGGGAGAAGGCCTCGACGACGGCGACGTGCACGTCGAGCTTCGGCAGCAGCTCACCGCGGGCGACGGCGTTCTTCATTTCCTGAGCGTCGGCCTGCTCCTTGGCGAGCCGGGCCCGTTCCTCGGTGAGGTCGAACGCCCCGTCTGCGGAGCCTCGGCCGGCGGCAACGCTGCGCAGATGCTCGATGTACTGCTCGCGGACGACGTCGAGCTCGTATTCGCCGCGGCCCTGCTTATCGATCACGCCCTGAGCGAGCAGCTCGTGGAACCGGCGCGACGAAATGAAGATGTGGTCGGCCGTCTCGTCGATGGTGGCCATGATGATGCTGAACCCCCATGGGCGGCCCGCATCTACAAAAGCTACGCGGTCGCGAATTACCCTCAGCCGATCAAGGGCCTCAGGGGCCCCGTCGCTCATATCAAATGATCGGTTTCAGATCATCCTACCTCGACGTGGCGATCGCCTGCTCTATCGACGCCCCGACGATCCGCGGCAGGTGAGTGGCCGCCGATCGGATCACCGTCTCCCGGAAGCGGAAGCGCGGGCGATACGTAGCCTTCTTCTTGAACGCGACCAGCAGCTTGAGGGTCGTCGCCCCCTTGGCGCCGGTGCCCCCGATCTTGCGGCCGCGGCCTCCACGCCTTAGCGGACCCTTCGTTCCCGTCGACCCGTCACGCCGCGTTCCCTTCGCGGGGCGCTGATAGACGCCGGGCGGCAGGTGTGCGGTGCGACCCTCCCCTGTCGATACGAACGAGGTCGGCTTGGCCTTCTCCTTCTTGACGCGACCCCTCGCGAGGTTGCCGTAGGCGTTGGTCTTGAGGTTGACGGCGGGGAAGATGCGGCGCCCGGGTCGCTCGGTCCGCGTCCCGCCCGTCTCCTCGATCTCCAGGTACTCGGCTTGCGCCTGCTTCACGAACACGGTGGCGACGAGGCGATCACGGGTCGCCGGCGTCGTCGCGATCGCCCGCAAGGTGAACGGCGTCGGCCTATCGAAGCGTTGCGGCAGTTCGCGGGTGACGTCCTCGGCGGCCTTCCTCGCCGTCTGCGTCAAGCCACGCGCGAAGCCGAACAGGATGTTCTTCTCGGCGCGCTGGAGTGAGCCGATGGTGGCGCGGGGGTCAATCGGCATCCCTACAACCTTTGAAAGGTCAGAGGCGGCAGTCTCCGGAGATGCGACCTACGCCCATGAGGGAGATGGTTCCGCATGACATCCCGAGGGACTGTCGCATTCTCGCCAGCGGGACTAAACCGCTCCTATGTGGGGACGATCCGCACCACATCCCGATCCGCTAGCCATGTCCCGTAGGAGCCGAAATGACCGACAACACTGTCAGCACAGAGAAACATTTGCAGGACGCAAAACGTGGCGTTGCGATTCTAGTGACCTGCCTTGCTCAAGAAATAAACGAGATACATCCAGGCTTCTTGGATCGCTTCATGGTACGCTTGGCACGCGCTTATAGGGAAGTGAGGGAAGAAGACAACAACCATGCACTAGACCGATTGGAGCTATTAAACTGGACCCGTGAGCTCCTATCCGGTTGGAACATGACGTCAGGTCAAGGGGAGCCCTTTCTAAAGGACTGATCATTTCATGCTGCTGGAGCTCCGCGATGCCATGGACGGAACTCTCCCATGGAAGCGTCATGGTAGCGGTTGGCAGAGCTAGCTGCCGCTCGAAACTCTACGCCGTCGCGGCGTTGGCAGAACCATGACCGACCACTGGAACCAGTCACTCTCTCGACCGCTCGGCCTACGAGGCCGTGCCCGGCTGATGACACTACGAGACGCGGCGGACTACCTCGTCGAGGTATCTGGCGGCGTGACGAGGGATGACGTGCTGGCAGCGGCAACGCAGCTCCTGATGCAGGCTGCGGCGTCAGGCGAAAAGGACGACATCCAGAAGGCCACCGATCAGGTAGCCACCTATCTCTCGGTCTCGCGGGGCAGAACCACGCCGATCGCCCTAGCTGCCAGGCGGGCCCGAAGCGGAAGTCCTTCGACCTGAGGTGGTCAAAAGCTACCGGCCATCAGCCCTTCTTGACGGGGAAAGTGGCGTCTCCGTCTTCGTCCCCCGAGATCACCCGAGGATTGGCGCTGACGGTGCCGTCGTTGTCCCCGCCGTGCTGAGTGGCGGCGAATTGGCCTTCCGCGTCACTCTTGGGGCCCTTCTTCGCACGGTCTAAATTCTTGTCGACCACTTCGCGGGAGCCCTCGGCAGGGTCCTGTTCCGGATGTTTGTCCTCTGCCACGAAATGTCCTTTCATCGGAGAGGGACCAAACCCTGACCTGAAGACGATCGTTCCAACCGAGACGGCAACCTTCGAGGATGAGGACTTGGCATACACTCACCCAGCCGCATTTCGCGGCTGAACCTTGTCGGTCCTCGGTCGGCTTTCGTCTACTGCCGCCTCAAGGGGAATCTAGCGCTCCATGACCCCATACGAGTTTAAGAACTGGCGAACGGCCATGGGCTTTACGCAGGATGAAGCTGCCGATGTACTAGGCCTCTCCAAAGCTACCATCACCAACTACGAGAGCGGCAGGAGACGTGAAGACGGCAGGGAAGTGGTCATCCCTCTGACCGTCGCCCTGGCCTGTGCAGCCCTCATCTGCGAGTTGAAACCTTGGCCTAAGACGAATCTGGAAGCCATCATCCGGTCTCAGAGCTAACCCCCGCCGCTGGATCTCTCCAACGACGGGGTGAGCGGGCCGGGCTAGCCGGCCGACATTTCAGCGACCACGGCCGCCCCGGTCATCATCTCCACGGCCAGGGCGACGGCCCCTGTCATCTTGCCTGGACCGGTCGCGACGATCCTGGTCTTCCCAGCGGTCGCGGTCGCGGTAAAAGCCGCGGCCTCGATAGTTCTCGTCCCAGTAGAGGCCGGCCTCAAAGGTTACGACCGGCGCGCGCCAATCCCGGCCTCTGACCCGTCGCCCCTGCTGCTCGACTGAAAGATAGCTGCTCGATACCCAGCCACGATTGCGGCCGATGGAGACTTCACACCATGTATCACGGCTCAGGCATCCAGTGATCTCAAGCCGAGTACCATTTGGGATTACAGCGACCGCCGGATACTGCGTGCTCGGGCCTGATCGCATATTGACGTTAGCCGTCGAAAAACCCGTCTCCGCGAGCGCTGCCGTCGGGATTGCTGCCGCGGCGAGGATAGCTAGGGCAGCCAGTTTGATCATTCTCATATTCAGTCCTCTCGGTCGCTTGACCGTGAGGACCACATAAGAGGTGAGACGTTAGCCCGGTCTGAACATCACATTCAGCGGGCGTTCATCCGGAGCCTGCGGGAGCTCCTTTTGTTTGCGAGGCGGCCGCCAACTGCACTCTCAGCATGCAAGAAATGAAAAAGGCCGGCTCAACCCTACGGGGAGCCGGCCCTGAGCAGTCCCCCGCTCTACCGCTGAGCTACGCTCCCCATTGGCGGGAACGACGGGATTCGAACCCGCGACATGAGGATTAACTCGGAAATGCAACCGCACACCGAGTGACAACGTCATTCGGCGGTGACGGCTATTTGGCGCCTGCCGCCGAGGAAGTCAACCCAGACGCGCAGCCTATCCCCGCGCTCGACTTTAGCGACCTCGACCAGCAGCCCCTCCAGCGGCCCGCTCGACATCTCGATCTTCTGCCCTACCACCCAGCGCGGAGCCGGCTCCAGCGGCTTATGCTCCGGCATCAGCCCCTTTTCGTCAGCTTCCGCGAGCAGCGGCGCCATGATGCGATCCGGCACCTGTAGAGGTCGCCCCGCGAAGTAGACGACCACCGACACGCCGGGCGTGTTGTTGACGACATAGGTCGATTGGTGCGCGGCGATCTCGACGAAGACGTAGCGGGAAAAGTACGGCTTCAACACGCCGACGAACTTCCGGCCGAACCGGCGCGTGCCGCGAACGTGGGGGTAGAAGACGCGGTAGCCGCGCTCGACGAGCGACATCGCCGCGAGGAACTCCGACCGCGGCTTCGTGTGAACGACGAACCAGCCGGCCTCGGCTGTCATTCTGCTCATGGTGTTCCTTCTCGAGATGCGCCTGCGTGCTGCCGCATCCAGACGTCGTTCCAGTCGTCGCCGGGCCTCGGCGGTATTTCGAGGCGCACGGTGCGCGGATTGGCACCGTCACAGGCGAGCCGGTGCGCCAGCGCCATCGCCGCGGCCTGACCGCCGAACTTGAGGTCGTGGTCGCCGAACACGATGACATCGGTGACGCCGGCGGGCGGCTCCCACGTCTTCAGCAGGCCGGAGTTCATGGTCGACCAGACCGGCACGCCGAAGAGCGCCATGGCGGCGAAGGCCGTTTCGATGCCCTCGGCAACGCCGAGCACTGCGTCGTGCTTCGCGAGCCGGATCGCCGAGCCGGATGGGATAGGGCCCTCCATCGCCATGCGCGGCGAGGGTACGTTCGCCTTGCGGCCGTCCAACGTGAGGAAGGTCCGGTGGATGTTCACCGGGAGGTCGTGCGGCCCCGTCACCATCGCCATCATCGCCGGGTGGAAAGACCTTTTTCCGCCGTCCCAGTACATTGCCCTCATGTGCGTTCGCAGGCACGACGGGAAGGCCCAGACGCCGGCGCGGTAGGCGAGCCAGCAGCCGACGGGATCGTCGCGCTGGACCGGGACGGCGAACCGCCAAGCATCATTCTTCGTCTTCCGGATTTCCTCTTCCGTCCGCTTCCGCTTCGGCGCCTCCTTGGCTGCCACGCCGGCGAGCGACCTGATGAGATCGACCGCATCGAGGAAGCTGCAGCCCTTCAGCCGCATCACGAGGTCGACGCCGTTGCCGGCGCCGCAGCGATTGCAGAACCACGTCCCCCGGCCGTCCTTGTCATCGAAGCGGTAGCGATCCGTCCCGCCGCAGATTGGGCATGGTCCATGCTTGTTGCGGAGGTGTTTCGCCTCGACGCCAAGCGCCGGGAGGATGCTGTGCCAGCGGCCGTTGGCGAGGTCATGGACGCTCTCCATCACCGACGCCCCGCCTTCTTCATGCCCATGACGTACCGCATGTTGTCGCGCTTGATCCACCGCAGGACCTCGGCGTCAGGCGGTCGCGGCAGCGGCGAGTAGGAATCCGGCCAGCAGCCAAACTTACGGTGGAAGACGTGCTTGGCCCAGCCGGACTGGCGCCCGCGCGTCTGGCCGGCATGTACCAGCATCGAATACCAGCGCTGGCGCAGCTCGCGATCGGCAGCAGCCCTTACCGCGGCGAACTCGTTTAGCTGTCCGTCGGCAACGCGGACGTCGGTCTGGCGCTCCGGCTTGAAGCCGCAGTTGGGACACTCGTGGACCTTCACCGGCTTCACGAACTTGCATTTCGGGCACTCCTTCGGCTTCGGGGCCTCAGGGTCTTTGCGGGCGCCGGCTTCGGCGTTCTTCGGCGCGCCCGTGTCGAGCGTCGGGTGGTGGATCTCCGAGACGAAGCCGAGCCGGAGCGTCGTGTCGCTGTGGTCGAGCACGATGCAGTCGACCTTGCCATCGGCCAGCCGGAGGCCGCGACCGATGATCTGCGTGTAGAGCATCTCCGACTTCGTGGGTCGGGCGAGCACGACGCACCTGACGTCCCAATCGACGCCCATAGTCAATACGCCGACGTTGCACACGACCTTGAGCGTGCCGTCGGCAAAGCCTTCCTTGATCGCCTTGCGCTCCTCCGGCGTCGAAAAGCCGTCGACGTAGCCAGCCTCGACGCCCGCCGCGAGGAAGCTCTGCTGGAGGCTCTTGGCGTGCGGCCGGTCGACGGCGAAGACCAACGTCGGACGGCCCTCGCCCATCTCCAGCCAGGTTTTGACGACGTCGGCGACAAGGTGCGGCTTGTCCATCGCCGCCGACAGGTCGTCGTCACGGAAGTCCCCTGCCAGCGTGCGGACGCCGGTCAGGTCCGGATGCGACGGCGCGAACACCCGGAACGGCGTCAGCCTGCCGGCGTCGATCAGCTCCTGCATCGTCACCGGGCAGATCAGGTCGTCGTAGAACTTCCCGAGGCCGCGCGTCCACGGCGTCGCCGAAAGGCCGATGAACGGCACCCGCTTCATGGCATCGCCGCCCATCCACCGGAGGATGACCTTCCGGTGGATGTGCGCCTCGTCGACGAGGACGAGATCGGTCTCGGGGAAGAAGCGGCGCTCAAGAGTTTGGGCGCTGGCGATCTGGACCTGGGCTTGGAAGTTCGTCCGCTCGTGGATGCCCTGGATCACGCCGACGTCGCGAATGCCGTCGGCCTCGAACCGCTCGACCGTCTGGTTGATGAGTTCCAACACCGGAACGACGAAGACCGTGCGTCGGCCCTTCCGGAAAGCGCTGTCGATGATCTCGGCGGCGATGCGCGTCTTGCCGGCGCCGGTGGCCAGCTGCAGCATCGGCCGGCGGTGGCCGGTGGCAAGCGACTGCCTCAGCATGTCGATCGCCTTCGCCTGATGGGGCCAGAGCTCGCTCTTCACGCGGCGCTCCGCCCGAAGGGGAAGTCGTCGTCCGTATCGAGGGCTGCGAGGTAACCCCCTACTCTGCCCTTCCCTGAAAGACCTGTTCCTTGGCTAGAACCTTCTTCCTGTTCCTGCTCCTGTTCCTGTTCCTGATAAGGCATACTCTTCGACAAGGCTTCCGGTATGGCTTTGGCAAAGCCTTCCGACATGCCTTTCGCAAAGGCTACAGCGTATTGAATTACAACGCTTTTCAGGTCGCACTCCGGAAGGAGGTCGACCGCCCCGGCCCATGCTTTGATGACGTTCGGGGACTCCGGCTGGTTGTACCGGATGAAGTTAGGAAGGGCGATCAAATGAGCCCTTTCGTCATGCCTCGCCATACCCTTCTGGCAGACCTCCGCGAAGGCTTCCCGGAAGGCCTCGGGAAGCCATCCGAGTTCCTCGGCGAGACCTGACGGCGTCGCGCGCATGGCGCCGAGGGCGGTCATGTTCGGGTGCGTGAGGAGCATGAAAAACACGAGCTTCCCGTTGTCGCTGAGCGACCGGAATTTCGCGTCGTTCCAGATGCGCGGGTCGATCTTGCGGTAGCGGCTCAAGAGCGCCCCCGCGTTTCCCATGCGTTTGCGGCATCGAGCAGCCACTCCGCTGCCAGCCGCATGTTGTTCGTCAGGTCGTAATCGGGCGGGCCCGCCGGTATGGCGGCGGCGAAGTCGGCCGGCTTCTCCAGATCGTTGAGGAAGGCGACGGCGCGGGCCAGCCGCTCGACCAGCGAGAACCCTGGCGCCGGCTTCGACGGGGAGACCTCGTCGCGGAACCACTGCCGGGCCGCGTCGCCTGCCTCGTCCCACGCGGCGACGAGTTCGGCGAGTTGCTGCTCCTCGGTCGGCTCTGCCGCTGGCGCCGCCTTGCGCTCGGCGATCTCCTGTAGCTTCGCGACCTGCTGCTCTGGCTCGGTTTGCTTCGCCGCTTCGAGGAGCGCCGAGCGGATGTTATCGAGGCCCGTATCGCGCGCAACTTTCTTCGCGTCCTCGGAGAGGGAGGCAACCTTGACGGCGCGCTGGGCGTCGGTGCGATCGATCCCGAGTTGCCGGCTCGCCGAATTGATGCCGCTTTCGGGCCGGTGCCCGCGGCCATCGGCGCGACGGCTTTCAATCGGCGCAGATTGCGCCGATTGATCATCAGTGGCTTTCTGCTCCTGGGCGGCGGCTACGCGGCGAACGCGTCGCTCGTCGACGATGGTCACGTATCGGGCCAGCTGCTCGTCCCGTTGGAGCGGCGTCAGTTCGGCCCGGTAGAGGTTCTCGGCAATCTCGATGAGTTCGGCTTCGTCCTCGTCATAGGACGTCTCCCAGAGCATCACCGCGTCTATGGTCTTTCGCCCGAGCTTCCGGACGGCCTCCAGCCGGTGGACGCCGGCGATGACGATATAGTTGCCATCGACGATAATGGGGCTGATCTGCCCGATCTCCTTGATGGAGGCGGCCAGCTCGGTAACCTTTGCACCATCGACGTCGCGATGACGATCGCCAAGCGTGAGCTTTTCGACCTCGACGGCCACCGATTCTTTGAAACGGCTCTTGGTCATTGAAGCGCCTCCATCAGCTTCGAGACGAGCCAGATGAAGCCGATCCACCAAGGCACGATGACCCAGATCGCTAGCGCGATGACGTCTCTCATTCGTCCTCCGGCATGAAAACGATGGTGCCCGGTGCAAGCTCGACGATGTCGGGTGGCCGGACGTCAGGCGGGAGGATGGTGCGGATCGTGGCCTTCACCTCCGCCTCGATCTCTTGATGCGGAGCGTTCAGGCGGACGAAGACCGTCCCGAACCAGAACGGCTCGGCGGCGCCCTTCCACTGGCATTTGGCGGACCACGCGCGGCCGTTTTCCACAGCCCCGCGCATCGGATCGGCGGGGATCGTGCTGTCGCTCACAGTGCGTCCTCCGACGGGTCGTTGAAGCAGCTGCATGGACCTGATCCTGTTCGGCACGCGGCTGATGAAGCCCCGGTCTTCAAGCTGATCGAGCAGCCGGGCGATGCCGGACTTCGAGGCGAGGCCGAGCCGCGCCTTCAGGTCGTCGTAGCTGGGGCTTATGCCGTGCTCGTCGACGTGCGCCGCTATGGCGCGCCAGAGGCGGTTCTGCTGCGGCGTCAGGCCGCCCTCGCCTACTCCGGCGAGGGGCTCGCCGCACTGAGGGCAAGTCATCACGCGACCTCGTTCGCGTCGGCCGGCTCGGTCGTTGAAGTTTCGGGCGGCCAGATATCCGGGCGGAGTTCCGACCGACCGACCCCGGTCTCGCGCTCGATGGCCATGCAGAACTCGGCGGCGACGCCCTTCTTAGAGCGCCAGAGCCAATACCAAATCTGGCTCTGGGTGGTGCCGATGCGCTCGGCGAGCCTCTCCTGTCCTTTGACGAGGCTGCAGGCGCGCAGTAGCGCCTCCTGGCTCGGGGTTAGGTCTTCGGCTCTCTGGGCTGAGGGTGTGGGCATGGCCCAAGCTACTAACAAATTAGCTGGTTAACTACAACCACATTTTCAATTCGATAAGGCAGTGACGTTGAACCTAAATTTTGGTAGAACATGCGGAACTGAGAACGGGAATAGAATCAATGGCTTTGGGAGAACGGGTCAAAGCTCTCCGCCTTGAGCGGGGACTTACCCAGGCGGAATTGGGCAACCTGTCCGGCGTCTCGCAGCAGACGATCGACGCCATCGAATCCGGCCGATCGCTTCGACCGCGGAACGCGCCGGAGATTGCGGCGGCGCTCGGCACGAGCATCGCGGCCCTGATGTCGGATGACGAGAGCGCCCCGCCTACGCTGAAACATCATCGCCTCAAGGCCGAGGCTGGGGCTCTGCGGGTCGAAGGCCCGCCGGCGGCGCTGATCCATGACATGCCGCGCGACGTGCCGGTCCTTGGCCAAGCCGTCGGTGGCGAAGAGGCTGATTTCCGGTTCAATGGGGAGACGATAGACTATATCCGGCGCCCGCCAGGCCTGCGGCTAATGCGCGACGTCTTCGCCATCTATGTCACCGGAACGAGCATGTGGCCCCGCTTCGACGAGGGCGAGCCGGTGTATGCGAGCTCGTCGCGACTGCCGGCAAACGGTGACTATGTCATCGTCGAGCTTCATCCCGAGGAAGAGGGCGGTGCCGGTCGAAGCTTCATCAAGCGGCTCGCCCGGCGCACGCCGACGCTCATCATTTGCGAGCAGTTCAACCCGGCTACAGAGATTGAGTTCGGGCGTAACGAGGTGAAAGCCTTGTACCGGATTATCCCCATGTCGGAGCTCGTCGGGATCTAACTCGATCGCTTAACCAGAATTTCATTGCTAACCACATTTTTGTTGTGGTAACCATCTTCTCATCCGCACTTGGAGGGAAAGATGGTTACCACAACCACGTTAACGCCCGGCCCCGCAGACCAGCACCTCCGGAAGGCCTGCAGCGACGCGCTGCTCGATGACTTCCACCCCGCCGCCGACGCGATAGCAGTCGCCCGCTGCCCGGCTTCGACCATGGCCGGCGTTTTGGCCAAAGCCGAACTCCTCCAGTTCTGGCAGGGGGATGAGACCGACAGTACTGAGGTAGTCTACCGCCTCGGCGTGTCCATCGCCGACGACCTTATGCGGCAGCCGGCACGGTTCGAGCCCGCGGGTGAGCCGATCACCGATCCTGAACGCCGCGAAATCCTCGAAACCTACAACGCGTGGCTCTTCATGGAGCGCCGACTGCTCTGCCACGAGCTCTATCCGCAACTGCCAAGCGCGGAATGTCTGGTCCCCTCCAATCGGCCGGCTGACACCTTCTTCTTCCCGTCGGGAAAGTCCTGGCGTGATGTGCCACAGCCGTCGTCTAGGGCCGATGCCGTGCTCCGTCTCGCCGGCGTGGACGTCACGTCCTCCAGCGAGGAGGTCGCCTGATGTCGGCCCTCCTCGCCTCCACGCCCGAGTACCGCGCGCTCGAACTGATGAGCGTGCTGCCCGCCGGCTGCATCGCCTTCCCCGTCGTCGACGGCTGGTCAGCGCCGCACCTGAAGCCGGGTGAGTTCGCGGTCGTCGACACGAACGATCGTGAGCCCGCCAACGGCGAGCTCTACGTCATCACATGGAGCCCCGGCACCGACCATGAGAAGCGCGAGATTACGCAGATCACAGGCCGGATGATGGTGGTGTGCGATCCGCAAACGCATGAGCCGTTGCCGCCGGCAATTCGATGGTTCGCTGGAGACTACGTTCGGCCGCGCGGCCGCGACGAGCTTCAGGACTGGATCGCGAAGGGGCGGGTGCTCCGGCTGAGTGAAGGCCCCTTCAGGACCGAGCACCTTCGAGAGAAGCTCGTCGGCCGGATCATCGGCATCTATGCCCCCGACTTCGAGGAAGGCTCCCTCAAGGCGGTGACCCATGGGTGACGGCTTCATGGTCGCCGCCGGCGAGCTCGCGACGCCGGCGACCGTCACCGAGGCACATGAGCTCTGGCTCGCGATGGAGAGGCGGCGCGCCGATCTCCCCGAGTACGACGGAGGCGATGGATACGCGCGGTACATGCCGGAGCAGGACCGCCGCGCTCAAGTGATGATCGACATTCCGTCAGCCTCAGCAATGGAGGCGGCGATGAAGATGCACGCCGCCCTTTTGTGTCTCGAAGAGGGCGGGACCGGAGGAACCATTGCTAGCCAGGACACACCGGCGGCGCCCTGGGAAATGCGGCTCCTCTACTCCGCGCGCCATGACCTCATGACGATGGAGGAGGCGACCCTCGCGTCGTCGCAGAGCACCGCCGACGAAGTAAACGCACTATGGCGCGAGATGATGGAGAGCGTTGTCGCGCGGGACGCGGCATATGACGCTGCGGCAGCGGCAGCGGAGACCCTTCCGTGGTGGGCTAAGCCCGGTCCGGCCTGCCTCGGTCCGGAGGGCTACTTCGGCCCCATCAGCTACTGGCCGGCGGACCCGCTCATCACTCCGCCCGAGCCCATTGCGGCGGGCATCCATAAGCGGGTTCGCCGAAGCCTCCACGAGGTGCGCGACTACTACAACCAATGGCGCGGCGTGTTCGGGAAATCCCGGATACCGGCCGAACGGGCGAATATGCGCCGGAAGGTCCGGCGGGTCATCGAGCTTCTTCGCGCTCGGCGACGACTCGAAGCTGAAGCTGGCGTTACCCGCCTGCGCCAAGAAGCGGCCGCGCATGACCTGCGGTGGAACGCGGCCGTCGACCGGATCACATCGTGGCCGGACGAGGACAACTGCCCGACGCTTGCGGCGGCTCGGCTGTTGCTCGTTCTCATCTACTGCGTCGCCGACGACGCCGCCGGCTCGAACGACACGACCATGGAGGCGCGGCTCCAGATCGCAATGTTGCGAGCGCTTCGTGGGCGGGCGGTCGGACTGATCGGCGAGCATGTCGACGAGGTCCTGACGTCGGAAAAGCCGTTCTGCGAGATGGCATTCTGGAGGGCGGGAGCATGACCGCCGCCGAGTGGATCGAGGCGACCCTCGCCGCCGGCTTCACCTTCGGCGCGTCCTTCGACATCGACCAGCCCGTCGGCACGCCTTGGGATGGCTCGTTCGCCGTGATGCGCGGCACCAACGCAGGCTTCGGCGGGGCATGGCCGGACCTGAAGGCGCAACTCGACGAAATCGGCCTCGAAGCCGTGCAGGCGGAAATGGTCCGCCGGTTTCCGAACGGAGGCCGCCGGTGAAGCCGCCCCTCACCCCCCTCGCCCGCGCCATGGCCGACACCGTCGCCATGCACCGCGCCTGCGGCGGCTCGACCGACGAGCCGACCGTCATCACCGCCTTGTCGCGCGCCGGCTTCCTCGCCGCGCAAATCATCGAAGAACTGCCGGACGTGCTGCAGGCCGTCGGCTTGAAGGAGGTCGAACATGGCTGAACGAGCGAAAGTAACGGACGTCGGCGATGCGATCGACGGCATCTGCCGTGCGCGATCCCTCGTCGAGTGCATGTGGATGATGTCCAGCGCGCTCGACAACAAGGACGAGCTCGACGCCTTTCAGGAGATCATCCGTCACCTCGACGAGGACCTCGGGGAGATCAAGGAGCTCCTCTACGCCTACGTCGACCGCGAGCGCGGGGCGCTCAACGATGGCTGATCCGATCGCCGTCACAACGCGGGCCGTCCACGAGACGCGCCACACCGCCCGGATCGAGGGAGACCACCTTCGCCGGATCATCGCGGAGGCGGTTGCCACCGCGGCAGGCATCAACCTAGACGCGCCCGGCGTAACCGTCAGGCTCTGCTCGATCGGGGGACCATCGCACGCGCCGCGTGCAGAGGTGGAGATCCACGTCGCGCATCCGCCCGGAAGCCGGTCATGAGCATGAGCGACCGCCTCCGGGAAGCCCGCATCGCTGCCGGCTTCGTCACCGCTTCCGCCGCCGCTCGGTCTCTCGGCGTGCCGGTGCCCACCTACTCCCACCACGAGAACGGCGGGCGGCCCTTGGGCGTAGAGGCCGGGGGTTTCTACGCCAGCCGGTTCAACGTCGACCCGGCATGGCTCCTGCTCGGCGAGCACTATCCCCGGGACCGGCGCGTGCACACCAGCGGTGCGGCGCGATGACCAACCGCCTCGACCGCATGCTCCGCACGCGCGGCGTCTGGCCGGCCATCGAGGCCGAGCTGAAGGCAGCCGGCGTCACGGACTACGAGCTCGACAAGGGCGGCAAGCATCCGGCCGTCCGGATCCGCATCGGCGCGGCGGAGCGGCGCATCGCCTTTGCCGGGTCGCCGCGCTGCGCCGGCCGCGCGAAGGACGAAGCCGTCGCGAATGTCCGCCGCTTCCTCAGAGAGAGCAGAGCATGAACACCCGCCCCGTCCTTCGTCCCCCGCCCGAGCGCGAGCGCATCCAGTGGCGGCGCGGCCGCTACCTCGATCTCATGGAGGATCAGCGCGATGCCGACGTCGCCCTGCAGGATCTGGGCAGGGATTTGAGGCGAGCGGAAGCCGATCTTCGAGACGAGCTCGCCCGCATCGCCACCGGCCATCCGCCCCTCAGCTGTGACTGGCAGGCGAGGACCAAGCGCTACATCGCCATGACGAACGACATGATCGCCAAGGTCGAGCAGCACCGCGCGACCCTACCGCCCCACGTGTTCAGGAGACGCTGATGCCCCGTGAACCGCTGCCGGAACGCCGGCGCTCCGAGACCCTCGACTTCAACTTCGCCGGCAAGCTGCAGTACCGCGCGACGCTCGGCTACTACGACGATGGCCGGCTCGGCGAAGTCTTTCTCAACGCGGGCAAGGTCGGAACGGACGTTGATGTTTCAACGCGAGATTCGGCTATAGCCCTCAGTTTCGCTTTGCAATTCGGCTGCACCGTCGACGTGATCCGCGCCGCCATGACGCGCGATGGCAACGGCCAGCCCGAGGGCCCGCTCGGCGTGTTGCTCGACCTGCTCGCCAAGGAAGAAGGCCGATGA